GAGCCTCAGTGGTTGAAAGAGTAGTATAAGATGTTTAACCCAAGACGAAAAACAGATGATCTCACGCGTAAAGGCTGGGTGCAATTCCTAGTCTGTCAAAAACTTCAAGAGAGATTTCTTCGCTGTGGTTTACACCTTCAGTACGATGATGTCTGTAACCAAGTTGCTTGGATTTCTCACCTTAGTGACCGTAACACCTTTTTTACTTTCTACTACGGTCAAGAAGGGTGTTATCCCTATCCAACAACAGAAGACTTTAGTAAGTGTTCAGGGTTCATTGAGAAGTCTGACCAGATTAACTTCTACAAACATACACCTATTGGTTGGATAAAAGGAAAACATAAAGGTGATATATGGTGAAAAGAAAAGAGAAAGAAATGATTGAGTACATCGTACATCCAAAAGATTCTATGGTTGCTATTACAGTCAAAGCAACTACATTTTTTCAAGAAGACGGTTTCATTAATTTCTACAGTAAAAACGGCAGGGTTGCCACTTTCTACCAACCTAGTGCTGTGTACCAAAAGGTAAACTATGGGGAAACTTAAATACTACGCAGTTAATGAAGCAGGTAGGCAACTTCTGTATCAAGTAAGTGATATTTATAGTGCTTGGGAGTTTGTTAACTCAGACACCTACTGGGTAAATAATCCACCTAAGTATATCACGGAAGTAAGGGAAATTAAATTCTACCCAGAGGATTTTGAAGATGAAACTAATACTTGATGTACCAGCAGAGAAATGGGCTAAAGCAATGAACTCAGCAGGACGAGTGATGAGAGACAACCCTCAACAAAAGGTAGGCACAGGGAATGGCATCAAGGACGGCAATGAGTTCGTAGTCATTCGTAACCAAGGATCATATACGGTGAAGATGCAATGACTTGTTTTAAAAACACTACTAGTATAGACATACCAGACCATAACCACCTCGGTCTAGATTGGCACTCTTGGTGTATCGGAGTCTCTACATTTGGAGGTTTTTGGTACTTAGAGTTTGGGCCTCTTTATATTCAATGGAGTAAACATGGGTAATCCTCGAACAACCGTAGTCTATAGTTGTGCGCATAGCGATCCTGAAGCATCCAACGAAAGGTTTGATTGGCTAGGGGCATTCCTCTACGACCTTAAGCCTGACATGGTTGTAGACCTAGGGGATGGGGCTGACATGCGTAGTCTCAACACCTATGATACTCGTTACCCTCAAGCTATCGTGAGTCAAAGTTATGAAGCAGATATCGAATCCTATAATGATGCTCAGGACCGTCTCAGACATAAGTTCAAATATCACCGGAAGAAAAGACCGTATTGGGTTGGTTTTGAAGGAAACCACGAACATCGAATCAAAAAGGCTATTGCCACAGACCCACGACTTGAGGGACAAAAGTACGGGATTTCCTTCTCCCATCTTCAAACAGACCACTGGTTCGACGACTACCACGAGTATCATAACTCAGGCCCCGCCAAGGCTCAGTACGACGGTGTACTCTATAGCCATTTTATCTCTAGCGGGAACTTTGGTACTGCTATCTCAGGCATCCATCATGCTTATACTCTTCTATCCAACGTGGGATGTTCTGTTAGTGTCGGCCATAGCCATAAATACGGTTATTACTATCACGGGTCTACGTTCCCTAATCCGATTATTGGGCATGTGGTCGGCTGCTTCAAGGGCAAAGAGGAGTCTTGGGCCGGACAGAGCAACGATAGCTGGAGGCAGGGTGTGGTAGTTAAACGTAACCTAGAGAACGGTGTCTATGACCACTCTTGGGTTTCCCTCGACGCACTCAGAAAGGAATATTCATGAGAGTACTAGTTTGTGGTGGGAGAGAGTTTGATGATTGGGATTTACTGAATCACACTCTGTATGAACTTTTCGATAGTGGTCTTAGGGATTTGACTGAACCTTTCGTAATTATCCAAGGCGGTGCTAAAGGTGCTGATTTCTTAGGGAGAGTTTGGGGTAAGTACAAAGCTATCGAATACCCTGTCGAGGTCATAGAATACCCAGCCGATTGGAAACAATACGGTAAAGCAGCAGGTAGTATCCGTAATAAACAGATGTTAGATAAAGGAAACCCTGATCTTGTTGTAGCATTCCCCGGTGGTACAGGTACAGCGGATATGGTACGTAGAGCTAAGAAAGCCGGAGTAGAAGTAGTGGAGGTTAAGGAATGAGTAAAGGTATTACACTAGCATTGGTAAATTTCCTGTTTTTTGTAGCAGTTGGAGCACTAATCGGGGTAGTAGGTAACCTTCTCGCTTCTTTTGTTATGTGGGAGTTAATCTTCCTACCTGTAACTATTAGAGTTGCAGCCGCCTTAGGGGTGGTAATCTGGGCAGCCTTTATGGTAGACCCCGGTGGCTTCAAGAAAAGTTTGGAAGAAAAGAATGAGTAAAGAACAGAGACAGATCACAGAAGAATACCTTCAGTACTTCATCCACTGTATTCGAGAGGGGTGTAGGGTAGTCTTCGTACAGGAAAGCAACATGATGGGCGTAGAAGACCCTAAAGGTAATTACATCGTAATTCAGGTAGCAGACAAGGTAGTTTCTAGCGAAACGGTGGCTAGTGAACCTAGCGTAGTCAGTAACACAGAGGAGGATAAGAGTGACTGATGGATAAGATTCAAATACTGGCAGACACCTACCCCTTGGGTGACATGTTGGAGCAAAATGACGTAGAGGAATACGCAGTGGTTAAGTGGCTTGTAGATGAAGGCCATGTGAACCTCAACGATTACTTTTACGAAGATGAGCTAATTGTAGGAGAAGATGACTAAATGAGCATTACAAGAGAAGACATCCTAGGTTCGATCAAGACTAAACAACAAATGGACTTCTGGGATTACTGGACACCTGAGGATCAAGAAGTAGAAGACGATCATGTCTACAAGACACCAACCCAGATGGTCAAGGAGTACATCAAGCTCTCAGGTCAGACACCAACCCAAGGTCTCTACGCTGCACTGGTCAAAGAGGAGTTCAATGAGTGGAATGCCGAGAGGCTACAGATCAATAGTAGTCCTACTGCTGAACTGAAGGAGCTAACTGACCTACTCTACGTCATCTACGGTTATGCTATTTCCAAGGGGTGGGATATCGAAGGGGCATTCGTTCGTATTCATGAAAACAACACAGGACGTATGTACCAACCTGACGGTACTATCAAACGTAATGAGATGGGTAAGATCGTGAAGAACAAAGACTACCCACAGGTTAAACTAGGAGATTTGATTTGAAAACTAGGAAAACTTTCTATATTGCTTCAGTCGAATTATACCAAGTTAAAGCTTTTGATGGGAGTATCCTTACTAAGGAAGGTGAGTTAGGGTGGCTAGGGGAATGCGAGTGGGGGCCTCAAGTGTTCTGTTCGAAGACAAGTGCTGTAGAGTTCAAAACTAAACCCACTTCGGCTACTTTGAAAGAGTACGATGGTAAACCTTGGTTCTGTAGGATTAAACCTGACACACTTAAAGTATACCAAGTGACTGAGGAAGTAACAAAACATGTACACAGAGACGAGTATCTACTATGAATAGAGGTGTAGACTGCAAGGACACTATCTACGAGATTACCTTTCCGAGTACCTCGGAGTCCTCTCTTAAGAAGTTGTCTCACATCCTAGAAGGACTACTACCAGAAGAGGACGTAAAGGTACACACTTCAGGTAGTGTATCTTCTTTAATCATCACAGTATACGAGGAACTAGAATGACCCTGATAGTTGACCCGCCTAGTGGTTGGATGTACGGATTCCCGGCACCACTGGAAGATGACTATGAGCAACAACTAAAGAACGCAGGATACCCCGAGAAGGATATCCCAATAGCTCTCAAACATAGTCGTTACATGGCTAACACCCGAGAAGAACTAATTGAACAGACACAGAAAGTAGACAAACTGTATGACAAAGAGTAACTATCTACCGACAGAGTTCCAAGAGTTTATCGCCCTTAGTCGGTATGCTCGTTGGTTGCCTGAGGAAGGACGACGAGAGAACTGGGGTGAGACTACATGGCGCTACATCAGTAATATCGTTAATTTTAATACTGTGTGGGATGGCTTGGATGACGTACAACAGGAGCTACACGACGCTATCCTCTCCCTTGAAGTAATGCCTAGTATGCGGGCTATGATGACAGCGGGTAAAGCAGCAGAGCGCGATAACACCTGTATGTACAACTGTAGTTATCTCCCTGTAGACGATCCTAAATCCTTTGACGAAGCTATGTTTATTCTTCTTTGTGGAACAGGAGTAGGTTTCAGTGTTGAACGACAGTACATCAGTAAGCTACCTGAAGTCCCCGACCGACTTTATGAATCTGATACGAAAATTGTGGTTAAAGACAGCAAGGAAGGGTGGGCTAAATCCTACCGGCAACTGGTCGCGCTGCTGTATTCAGGTGAAATCCCAAAGTGGGATGTGTCTAGGGTTAGACCTGCTGGGGCCAAACTTCGAACATTTGGAGGACGCGCCAGCGGTCCAGCGCCTTTGGTGGATTTGTTTAACTTTACGGTCAGTAAGTTTAAGGGTGCGAGCGGTAGACGACTATCTTCCATCGAGTGCCACGACATCATGTGTAAGATTGGAGAGGTCGTCGTTGTTGGGGGGGTACGCCGCTCCGCTATGATTTCTCTGTCTAACCTCTCAGATGATCGTATGCGTCATGCCAAGAGTGGTCAGTGGTGGGAACACCAAGGTCAACGTGCTCTGGCTAACAACTCCGTCTCCTACACTGAGAAGCCTGACGTAGAGACATTCATGCGTGAGTGGACCGCACTGATCGAAAGTAAATCAGGTGAGCGGGGTATTTTCAACCGAGTAGCAGCACAGAAACAGGCAGAAAAGAATGGACGACGAGACCCTAACTTTGAGTTCGGCACCAACCCGTGTAGCGAAATCATTCTACGACCCTACCAGTTCTGTAATCTCACCGAAGTTGTTGTCCGAAGAACAGATAATCTGGAGGAGCTTGAACGAAAGGTTCGCCTTGCGACTATCCTTGGAACTATCCAGTCAACGTACACCCACTTTCCGTACCTGAGAAAGATTTGGCAGAAGAACACTGAGGAAGAGCGGTTGCTCGGAGTATCTCTTACAGGTATCATGGACAACCCACTGATGACCTCCAAGAATCAAGGACTGGAGAAAACTCTTGAGCATCTTAGGGATGTGGCTGTTGACACTAATGCTGACTGGGCTAACCGTCTGGGTATTCCTGTTTCCACTGCTATCACTTGCGTTAAACCGTCTGGCACCGTCAGTCAGTTGGTAGACAGTGCCTCTGGCATCCATACTCGGCACTCTGAGTATTATGTCCGCACTGTTCGTGGTGATAACAAAGACCCACTAACACAGCTTATGATTGACCAAGGAGTACCTAGCGAACCTTGTGTAATGAAACCTGATACTACTACAGTCTTTAGTTTCCCTGTAAAGGCCCCTGAAGGTGCAGTTACTCGTGATGACCTTACAGCTATCGAACAGCTTGAGACTTGGTTAGTTTACCAACGGCACTGGTGTGAACATAAACCTAGTATCACAGTGTCAGTCAAAGAAGATGAATGGTTGGACGTAGGTGCTTTTGTCTTCAAACACTTCGATGAGATGTCAGGTGTCAGCTTCCTGCCCTACGATGGTGGGACGTACCAACAGGCTCCCTACCAAGAGTGCCCCAAGGAAGTGTACGAGGAAGCTCTGAGCAAGATGCCTAAGTCAATCGACTGGACTAAGCTCTCAGCCTACGAGACAGAAGACAACACTGTGAGTATGCAGACTATGGCTTGCTCCGGCGATGTGTGTGAGATTGTAGACCTAACTTAAAGCAAATGTCCTGAGCATGACACAAAAAAGGCTTACTCAAGTTAAGATAGCCCTTGACACACTACTTAACTAAATGTTATAATAGTACTATAGGCTATGCCGGGAGGGTATATACACTTAATGCTATACGGACTAAGACTTAGGCTGTCCTTCTATCTACTACAACTAGGGGTGTGGATCATACCAGATACTCATACTCGTAACCTAGTAAGGCAAGGGTTAGCTTCAGCAGGAAACAAAATAGAAGAAGAGCTTACAGATGGCGATGTACCTTGAAGGAGTAGAAACAATTAATGAACACATGGATAACTGGGACAAAATAACAGGAGCTAACGCTTCAGACAAACAGGCTGGTTCTCAAAACTACACGGTAGGTCAGTTCAAAGCCCTAGTCGATTATATAAACTTACAACCTACTGATAGAGTCCTAATTCCAAAGGATATCGCTAGAGACTTTTACACTACAGAGCAGGTTGTCGAACTAGCTATAAACTACGGCAAGAATCTACCTAAACCGTGGTTAAACCAACAACCTTCAGGAACCAGACTCACAGGGGGGCCAGCTACCTACTACGACCTCCCATACCGAGAGTGGGACACTACCAATGATATGGGGGAGTACCTAGCCAAGAACAGGTGGAAAGAGTACAGCCTACACTTCAAAGACCTACTCAAAGCTCTGGTAAGGTTTGGTTCTAAAGATGGTACTTCAATGCAGTACGACATAGAGAAGATGATCTACTCAGGTTGTCGAGCCATGATTATGTTGTCTGGACGACAAACACTTAGAGACTACCTCCAGAAGCTTCTAGACGACCCACAATTCAAAACCAAGGAAGACCAATGAACACATTCGAAATCAAACTCTCAGTCCTGTCTATTCTCGGAGAAGCAGCTACCAAGGAGAAAGCAGAGCCTTTGTACGAATGGCTCATGGAAGAGCTTGAACTCAAAGGTACCGACGATAACGTAACTACTCTCAAGACAGTACAATGATTGTAGAGCCTTTCGGTATACCACAGAGACAGTGGCCCTATAACTCAGATTATTTGTGCGTATGTAGTAATTGTGGTAATAGGTACTGCGGTCCCAAAAGGAGTGGAACCTGTTGGCTGTGTTCCACCGATGGAATAAAACAGTGGTGGGAAGAAGCGAACAGCAAGAATTGACACCTGATTACATCCTAAATAAACTAAACCACGACAGGGAATCTAAGCCTAATCAGAAAGGTATAGAAGTGGCTAAACCTAATGGCATAACCCTTACGAGAGGTAAGTATAAAGTAGTTCTAACTATAGAAGGAAAGAAGTGCCACATAGGATACTACAAGACACTTGAAGATGCAACAGAAGCCTTACACGAGGCACAGAAAGATTTAGGAGACACAGAATGAAAGAGTTTATGTTGGTTGTACTGTTTAACCTCGGTGGGCCTGAACCCCAGTTCGCAGATGGATACCTTCCACTGTTCTTCGATACATACCAAGAGTGTGAAGCTCGTCGTAAAGCAGCCCAAGAGTACTTCGATAGTACTCAAGCACCCCCTTACGTCATTAACTGTTTCGAGGTACAAGCTCAAGGAGATGATGCTTAAGTATGAAACCTTTTCACGAAGGACAACGAGCCTTTAAGAACCCTAGGTTCTACCGAGGTAAACAAGGCAATCTTCTCCTAGAGGAAAACCCCTACAAGGAGAACACTAAAGATTACAGGGACTGGGAGTATGGATTCCAAACAAACTACTTTAACAACCTCACCTCTAGAGAGAGAAGCCAAGGAGTTCAAGAAACGTAAGGGTCCTCCTCCTAAACCTAAACCAATGACCTCTAGGGTATACCTTATCGGTATGGCAATGAATGCTCTGTTGTCTAGGGGTCACGGACTACCAAGGATGGAAGACATCAAACGAGAGTCAGAAGAAATAGCTGACTTCATGCTTAAAGACTAGTACTCAAAGCAAAACCCCCTAGGTTTGATTTCCTAGGGGGTTTCTTTTTGTCTATAGCTTAGAGTAGTAGTTTACTTTATATCGCCATAGAACAGATCATCGTAGTTGTCAACAAAGAAGTTAATCCTCTGTAACTCAGAGAGTCCATCCTCTTGGTCTAGCAAGTCAACTAGCTTAGTGTCTTCGTAACCTAGTCTGTCCATTACATCCTGTACCTTCCGTTTGGTTTTACCAGACAAGATACGGACCATATTCAGAGAGTTAGGAACACTTTTTTCTAAGGTTTCCTCTATCCTGTTTCTAACATTAGTGTTCATCTTGTCGATTATGTACTCTTTACGGCCCTGAGGGTACTTGAAGAAATCAGGGTGTTCTTTCATTTGACGAATAGCCTCACGCTCAAACAGAGGCGCAGCCATACCATCAAGTCTGTTCTTAATCTCAGGGTCTCCATTCCACCTGATAGCTTTCCAGTGTTCAATACCAGCGGCGGTGAACATCGCTTTAGTCAAGTTAGGTGAAGCTGAAGTCCTGTTGCCCAAGATTTGCTTACCTAGGTCAACCCTATCCCTAGGGCCAGACAAAGGATCATTTCTTTTAGGTAGGTCTTCTCTTACAGGTAGAATCTTATCGACGTACTTGAACATCTCGTTCCACATTTTAGACCCTTGACGCAGATCAGGGTTCATTTCTTGTCCGGTAGACAACCCTACAGCTACGTTAAGAGGATCAAGCGGACGAGTTACACCTTGAACTGGTCGAGAAGCGAGACTAAGAAGAACATCTCTGTAGACTTTCCAATCATCAGGATTTTCCCTGAACTTGACCAATGTTTCCTTCAAGGTCTTACTAACGTCATCAATGTCCCTGACAGCTTGACCACCAGATTGGGTAAGAAACTCAGCCCACAGGTCATCAGGGATACGATCCCATTTAAACTGTAGTTCACCTTCACCTATCATCTGTTGGACAGACAAGTCTCCTTGAGGTACAATACCGTGTGCCAAGATAGTAGAAGACAAGTCAATGACAGACTCAGGCCAGATAAAGGTTTTCTCTTTGATAGAACCATCAGGTTGAACCTCTTGATCCCAAGCAAAACCTTGAAGTACCTTCTCATAGGCACTAGGTACAGCAAAGGATACAGCAGTCCAACCAGCAGCAGTTCTACCTAAGAGTTCACCGAAGTCCCCTGAAGCATAATCTAGCGTATGCCCCATACCTACCTTAAGGGAATGGCGTACAAGGTTTACACCTGACAAGTCACCTAGAGTAGCTAGGGTAGTATTCAAGAATGAACCAAAAGGAACAACAAACCCTACAGGAGTCTGGTTAGTGATAAACTCCACTACTCGTGCAGCACCTCTGAAACCACTCTTGGCAGGTAACAAGGACCAGTTAACCGAAGCAGTCTCCCTCAGGGTCTTGAAGATAGACTCATCGAGTACTTCTTGGAACTCCTTGGACTGAAGCTTAAAAGCATTCTCAGGGTCGTTGAAGAACTGTTGAGCAGAGACACCATACTTACGTTCCAAAGCCCTATCGAAGTTAGAGCCAAAAGCCCATGTTTTTGTAATCTCATCCTGCATACGAACAAGAGTAGCTGACTGGACCTTAGATGTAGTGCTATCTATAAAACCAATAGCTTTGCTGTCTATGTTGTACATCTCAGCAGTATCACGAATACCACCATCACCTGCGATATCTCTAAAGAGTTTAGTTTGGACATACTCAGACTGCTTCTCAGGTAGAGTATCCAAGAGGTCCTGAGCGTACTTGTACTCAGTTACAGGGTCAAAGACACCAGCAACCTTACGGGCTACTGAACGATATGATCCGTAAGCTTTCTTAGCGTATAGAGCAGCCTTATCGGCATCGCCTTTAACTAGTTTGTAGAACTTGGACTGAGCTTGATAGGTAGCTGAAGAGAAGATATCAGCATAGGTATTTAAGCTAACGAGTTGTTGGAAACCTTTAAGGTTAGCACCTGTGGTGGCAAGGTGAGACGTGAGAAGACGTTTGTAGATAGACAAAGTATACTGCATTGTCTTAGGGTCTAGCTTCTCAGGTTTGTCAGCACCGATAAAGTACTTGGCAATATCTTCTGAGTCCATACCCAGTTCAGTAAGCTTCCTCTGGTCACTGATAAGCTTAAAGGTCTTACCTGCTTGAGAAGACATACTAGCGTACTGTTTAGCTACTTCTTCAGAGGTGTACCCAATGTTAAGTTTAGTGCCTGAAACCTTCTCGAAATCTTTGATGATCTTTTCCATCACCTCGTCGTCTACAAACTCAATGGCTTGCTTATAGATGTTAGTCGTACCACCCGCTTCTTCCAGCATTGAAGGAACGGCTCTAAACCCGGCTTCGTTGAGAGCTTGCATGTACCCCTTGGATACACCCTCCTCACCCTCAAAGAAATGTTTGAAAAATACCAAAGGCATGTCGTTCTGAGTTACATTCTTACCAGCAGGTTCAGCGTACAACTTAGTGGTAGCCCAATCTGTGAACTTGGAAGTGTCCCCAGAGATAGAACCGAATCTGTCGTCTACCCCTTCCACAAGAAGATCAAAATTCTCCTTAGCTAAAGTATTAAGAGTCTTTTTGTCTACCTTTTTGTTCAGGATTTCCCAAGCGTCGTCCTTGCTGAGGTTCAACGCCCTTTCAGTAGACAAGTCAGGAGTATCGAAGGCTGTTCCTTTAAAGATTTTACTCTTACGGAGTTTAGCCATACCGTAGAGGCCACCGGCTACCGCAGGGATAAGGATAGTACCGGCAGCTACAGCAGCAGCCTGAGGTACACTGTACTCCTCCTGAGCGCCTACAGTCATCTTCACAGACTGTTCCATAGCGTCAACCCCTACGTTAAACGCAAGGTCAGGGGCAACAAAAGGGGTAGCCCTAAGGACAGCCCCTGTGAGGTTCTTCTCTCCAGCCTTAGTTACCATCTTCTTAAGGGCACCCATACCCACCTTGGAACTAGCGGCTGTAGTTGCCCGACCAATACCAAAGGTAAGAATATTTACTGGGTCCCAGACAGCGTTACGACCATAGTCCCAAATAGCATCGCCCATCTCACCCCAAGAACCTTCACCTGTAAAGGCGTTGTCCATACGGTCAAACAGTTGATAACCAGAAGCTAGTTGAGCTTTGGTCTCGTCGTCTTGGTTGAGTACATAGGCTAGTTCGTTAGCTGTAGTAACAGACTGAGCAGAGGACAAACCTCTCATCCAGTTTTGCCAAGTCTCGAATACTTCCTCAAAAGGTTGTTCCCTAAGGTCATCCGAGTAAGTACTTACATTGGCTCCACCAGCTAGACGAGATAGAGCACTAGTTGTTTGTTTGAACAAGTTAGGGTTAGCTCTACCACGGGCCTCAAGGGACTTGTAGACAATCTCCTGAAGGTCCTTATCTTCAAGGAAGTCTTCTTTGACTAGAGACTCTTCGTACCGAGAGAACACTTCGTTCAAGTCAAAACCGGGATCAACTCTAGTCCCCATGAAAGACATATCAGTCTCTTCGGTAGGGTCAGGAGTGGAGAAGAACTTATCAGCAAAGGCATCTGGGTCCATACCTACAGGCTCAGGAGCAGCTAGTACCTCTGGTTCTTCAGCTTCGTCTACCTCGATAGGTTTATCAAAGAACTTACTGGCAAAGGCGTCTGGGTCCATACCTGTAGGCTCAATGATTTCATCTTCTTCATTCATACTTAAAACCTAGACGATCCAGAGCAGTTTTGACAAAAGGTTTGTAGGCGTCAGGAACCCCAGACAAATCTAGGTTAGCTCCTTTACCGTAGTCCTGATTAAACATAGGTGAAAGCTGAGTCTTCTTGACACGAGTACCTAGAGATTCAAGAATAGCATCTGTGTTCTGAGTACCGTAAAGTTGGAAGACAGCAGATGGGTCTTGATTTTCAGACCAGAAGTTAGTAGCTTGCTCGATTAGTTCCCTACGGTTCAGTAGTACTTGTTCAGTGTACTGGAGTGCAGCCCTTTCAGTAGGATCAGCCTGTTCCTTGAGTTTGTTCAGTTGGGTAACGGCAGTATTGATACGGGAGTTATCCGTCTTGGCTGCTGTAATAGTGTCTCGTACAACACGCTCTTCTACTTTCTCAATCTCAGTCAGTTCAGCAGGAGCAGTAGGACGCTCGTCAAAGACAAGACCAGCAGACCCCGGTTGAGTAGTATCAAAGATTTCACCTTGAAATTCAAAGGATACATCCTCGGAGGGGTTGATAACCAGACCAGTCTCAAGGTATTGGTTGATATTAGTCCTGAACTCTTGAGCAAACTGAGGACCAGCTTCAAGTGCAGCCTCGTACTGGTCACTAATCATCTTAGTAATGTTAGAAATAGACTCAGGGTTGTTAGTTGACTGAATCCTCTGTAGGTTCTCTTCGTCCACACCAATAGCCTGAAGCTGTGCAAAGTCAGTGGAAATCTTGGAAGCATCCTTGGAGGCAGCACCACGCCTAGAGGCCAAACCACTAAGTAACATCTGTTGTCGAGTTTCTAGTTTAGCTTGATAGTCAGCTAGTTGCTTCTGTCGTTCAAAAGCTTCTTCATCCCGTTTAGCTGTGAACTCACGGTCAGCTTCTTGCTCCCTACGAGCTTGGTTCATCTCACTCTGACGAATGAAACCTTTCGTAAATCCAGCCGCGAAACCCACCTTACATCTCCTCTTTCATTGGACGAGCACCTAGGCCCTTACCTTGACCCTTAGCGTTAGAAGGCGCTACCTCTTTAGCAATCTCAGAGGCATCCTCCTCAACTACTTCATCACGAGTAAACTCTGTAGGTTCCATCTTGAGTTTCTTGAGTTTCTTTTGAGCCATGAGAGCAGTACGATTCATTTGAGACTTCTCACGTTCTTCTTCGACACCAAGACCTTCGTCAAACTCGATATCTAGAGCTTCAGCAGTCTGCTTGATGTACTCATGCACGATAGGAGCAGCGATGAGGCCAACATCAATGTTGTGAACACCGTTAGCTACAGCACTCCTCATCATACCTTGAACCAAAGTCTTGAGGTCAAGGGCTTCAAACTCCAGAGCATCAAGGATAATGTTCATACGGTCTTCGTCCTGTAGACGTTCAAGGTGTACAATGATAGCCTCCTCAGGATCACTAATCTCAGGAGGACGCTCCCAGTTATAGTTCTTAGGGGGTTTGGTGAGAGACTCACCGGGAATAGGTCCAGTAATCATCTGTAATCCTTATGCAGTTCCAAAGTAATGGTCGCCAATTTTCTTGAAGTTCTCTTTAGCCCAAGCAGGCTTCTCTGAGACACCGGGGATAATCGCGTAGTAATTCAAAGCACCACCTGTAATAGGTTGATACTCACCAGACAAGATAGCATCGGCAGCTTTGTAGGCTTCTTTACTAGGTCTCATCTTGTTCATGTCTTGACCTTGTTCCCCGCCTGCGTAACCAGTCACTGAGTTCCAAGCTGAAAATTGTCCATCAGCAAGGATAACAGACTCAAGAGAACCACCCCAACGTCCTGAGGCTACTCGGTTAGAAATAACTTCGCCAACTGCAAGCTTACCTTTAAAGTTTTGGTTTCCGGCTTCAGCTTGAATAGTCTTAGCTAAGAGTTCCCTTTCGTCCATATCTTCAACCCGAATAGGACGGCCCTTAGGTCTAGGTGAAGCTTTAGGTGCTTCTTCTGACTTAGACATATCACGGTCTAGGTAGTCAGTAAGCTCTTCTTCTTTAGGGGGTTCCCTACGGATAGACTTGACCATACCGTAGTACTTTTGTGCTATGTCTTCTTGTTCAGGTACATCCAAGGGAGTTCTAGTCACTTCTCTACGACGACCGCCAAGACCACCCTTAGAGGCTTCCTCTCGGATAGTCTCAGGTTGGTAGTTAGCTAGTTTGAGGTATGCTTTTGTATAATCCATTACCAGTCAAGCACCTTACTTACAACTGAACCTAAGAGTTCACCCCAAGCGGCATCTTCAGCTTTACCTTCTTGCCACTTCACTAGGTCTTCTTGTTTGTCTGCCAACATCATCTGAAGTTCACGTTCCAAAGACGACTCAGAACCACTGAAGGCGAAGGTCATAAGGTCTCGTTCCCTTTGCCACAACTGGTCCAGAGCAGCAGTAGTAATTGCATTGACAGTCTTAACGTAGTCCCTGTTAGCATCATTCTGAGCAGCAGTGTTGATAGTGTTCAGATTCTGACGCCACTGAGCATTAGCCTGAGAGATAACCAAGCTGTTAGAAGCATTGAATCGCTCCCTCATGTCAGTCATCTGGGAGTTGAACTGTTTAGCTGCATTCTCAGCGTTGACATTAATCTCAGCAATAGCTGCTACCTGAGAGGCATTGAACCTAGACACAGACTCCTGAAGAGAAGCCATGAACTGATTGGTCTGGTTCTCGCTAGAAGCATTGAACTGACGAGAAGCATTGACAGCAGCTTGATCCGTGAATAGACCTGTGATACGCTGCTGGGCTTTGAAGATAGCCGTTTGTTGCCTATTATCTAGGTTACGTAGTTCAAATGTAGCGTAGGTCTGAGCATCTTGCTGTGCAATGTTAGTTGCCGCCTCAAGAGCAGCCTGAGTGATAGCCTGACCAGCCATAGAGGAAGCACCAAGGCCCCTTTGTTGCATGATAGCTGTAGCCTGCCGCATGGCTCCTGATGCCCACGGAGGAGTACCATCCTCAAAGTCATCCATAAGGATTTCAAGCTGACCCCGTACCGTAGCTTCAGCGGAAGGTGTAGCAGTCTGAGCTTCTAGGTCACCAAGTGTACCTTGTAGTTGGTCACTGATCTGCTGTGCTTCATACGTAGCTGTACCGATATCCTCGGGAGCTTGAGCTTGACCTGTAGTTGGGTCAATGGTAGAAGCATCGTAACCTACAGTACCAGTAACTTGCCCTGTGCCTTCAGGGATAAGTGTGCCTTCACCCGGAGTAAGTTGTGCAACAGTTTGTTGAGTAGTTAAACCAGCAGGATTTGTATAGGCAGTAGTAGCCATGTCCCTTTGAGCCTGAGCGGCACCTTGCTGTTGGTTCCACTGTTCGTTGCCGTACTGTTGAGACTCAGGAGACCTAATAATCTCATTCAAGACATCAGACAAAGGGCGACCGGCGGCTACCTGCTGCATGTAATAGTCAAGACCTTCTTGCTCGATATTACGGCCTAGGTTAGACCTAAAGGTATCCCTTATCCTACCCAGAGCTTCAGCTTGTTCAACGCTACCTACTTGAGTAGATACACCTTGACCACCTGTAGGAGTCTCCTTCTGCCAAGCTGGAGTTTGAGTACCGGAGCCTTCAGCGGGAGCTACACCTGAGTTACGAGCTATTTCAGCCTCGACTTCAGCCAGTGGTCTGCCACCTGTTAGTTGTCCTACGTAGTAGTTCAAACCCTCTATAGCAGGCGCACGTCCAGCGTAAGACTGAAATAATCTAGTTACATCTTGATAAGCACTTTGTTCGTTAGCCGGAGGGGTGGCAGGATTTCCTTGAGGACTAACAAAAGTAGGAGTTCCTTGGTTGTTTGTAGTCCAGTAACCACCCTGTTTCCAATTACCGTAACCACCTGAGTTGTCTTGAGCAGGAGATTGAACTGGCGTTGTTGGTGCGTTAGGGTTCTGTGTAGAAGTCTGACTATACGACTTAGCTTCTTCACTATTTTTAAGTTCAGCCTCAATCTCAGAGATAGGACGACCTTGAGCTAATTGATTGGAGTAATAGTCGCTTGCGGGCGCTCTACCTAGGTACTGCTGAAAAAGATTATTGATTTGGCTACCACCAGTAGAAGAAGTGTTAGTTTGAGGGGTTGAAGTAGCGGTAGTAGTAGTAGTCTGACGAGGACTGCTTGAGGTTGAACCTAAGGAGGAAATAAATTGTTGAGCTTCACTCTCTGAGTTAAAAACTTTCCTAAATCTATTAGACGCGTCTGTCCCCATGACTTGATACTTTTGTTGTCCTTGGGAGGTTGTATAAGGTCTCAGAGAAACACCACCACCTAAGTCAGTTTTTTGGCCTATGACCAAACCCCCGTCAGCAAATCCTTGAGACGCAGACATGAACTGACCCATTTTAGCCCCAGCCGCTGGGTTAGACTCGATAAAGGAAGACATCAGACCTTCATCTTTAGGGCCTTTGTAACCCATCATACTAAGGAGCTTATACTTCTGGTCTGTATTCATTTAAATATCTCGTTCTTTCCTAGTAACCATGATCTAAGGACCATAAATAAGTAGATTATATTTCTCTTTAACTTAGGTGCCTTACTTTTAAGGGCCGCGTCGTACCACTGACTATCACAAAAAGAACGTCTAAAACCGTTATCAAGGTACCAATCATGGACAGCAGCCGGTAAAAGAAAATAAGGATCGTCTCTACTAAGTACAAAAGAAGGAACCCACTTAGGTACGCTGCTTTCAAATTCAAAACCTGAAGGAATGCGATCAGGTTTATCCTCTGTGTCTTCCCAGTTACGTCCGCGACCCCAAAGCAAATCCTCAGAGACTACCCAACCTCTAGAACCTCCTTTGTAAAAGGTCATTTTGATTCAGCCTCGTCGCTTAGTTCAATCTCTCGAATTACTTCCCACTCGGGTCGGCCATTGTTTATTTGGTTGGTGTAGTACCTGTAGCCAGACTCCTCTGGAGTACGATTTAAGTACCGTCGGAATGCCCATATCACCGGGTCCAAGTCCTGCCGTGCCAACTCAATCAGCCGTTCGGCGGGGATGGCATCAACAAACCGCCCCGCGCTGCCCGGTGATACCCGCGACACGCTGCCCGTTGTTGTCAGCCGTGGTGCAATGTCCGCAGCCGTGACCGGCAAGCCCGTTGCGTCCCGCACCACGTCAATCGCGCTGCCGATCTGAGCTTCTAAGTTACGCTTGGCCGTGGCGATGTCCACGATACCCGACGCCTGCGCTTCCTGCGCTTTGGTCATGTCGCGGCCTGTCAATTCGCGGAAGTGTTCGGCGTAGGTCATGTGCTCAATCCATACGCTGCTGCGAGTGGTGCCGCTTGCGCTTTTGCCCCGTCAAGGATGGCCTCGTACTGCTCAGGGTTGGTTTCGTCGGTCAGCGCCTTGTCAGTCGCCAAGAACAGCGTGTTGATCTGGTCAGCGATGGCGCGGAACCTGTCGGCATTGGCGATGATGGCGTCCGCATGTTCGGTTGGCGTCCGGCCCTTTGCTGCCCCTTCGTTGGTCACAAGCGCAAGCTGGTCAGCCGTGGCGGTGTCCGCTTTGACCGCTCGCGCCGCCGCTTCCTCGATTGACCACCGGGCTTGCACTGCGCGGGGGTACTGGTCCATCACTTGCGCGGTCAGCCCGTCGATCCACTTGACCATCGCAAGGCGGGCTTCTGCGGCTGTGGCGTAAACCGGAGGCTTCGGTGGGCTGGTGAACGCCTCGCCGTCCCAAAGATCACCGATCTGCCCCAAGTCCGAGACAATCCAGCCTTGCGCATCGGCAAAGTCTGCATCTGCCACCTTCGTCGCATTGACAACAACGCCGTTCTCAACAATTAGCGCCCGCATCACACGTCCTCCAAGCAATAAGTTGTCACGTAGACAGCACCGTCACCGCCAGCCCCTGAATCACCGGGTGCTGCTGCTCGGGATGCTCCACCGCCACCGCCCGGAACTTCACCGTCACTGGCAGCTACACCGCTCGTTGTAGACCCAGCGCCACCATCACCACCAAAGGTTGACGTGCCGGGAGTACCGCTTGGTGATGCACCTCCCGCGCCACCAATAGTTGAATCCCCGCCATCGGCTGAAAAGACAGCACCGGTGCCCCCGCCAGAAGAATAGCCACCCTGACCATGCACGTGAGGGGATGTGGTTCCTCCACCAAGCTGACCACCGCCGCCTTGGTTTGTTTTAGTAGTTACGTTTCCAGCTTTCCCCCCGCCTCTTGCAGTAACATGAGTTCCGAATGAAGTTGACCCGCCTACCAAACCGTAGTTTTGATCCCCTGTTGTTCGGGCAGCGCCTCCAGCACCAACTGTGACCGTCTCGGTTGCGGACAAGGCAGAGGCTCGAAAAACCCGAATAGCCCCTTCACCCCCGCCGCCACCGGCGCTTTGAAAAGAGACCGATACCCTTCCGCCGCTTTGCCCGCCGCCAACGGCATAGACTTCGACAGCAAAAGCACCAGCCCGCTTTGTCCAAGTGCCGGACGCCGTGAATGTGTCGAGATAGCTAACCACCTGTTTCGCTGGCGATGCTTGCCACTCTGGACCGGTCTCAGCGCCGTTGACAGTCAGGAACTTGCCCGCGTTGCCGGTGAGGGAGGGGAGTATATTAACTAAAGATTCATCCGGGTCGGCTACATCTGAAAGGTTGTTAGAGCTAAAAAGAGCACCTGCTGTGTCGAATACGGCGTTACTCCAAGTAGCCCCATTGTAGACTTTTAGTTGGTTGTCAGAGGTATTCCAGTAGAGTGCTCCAGTGAGGAGAGCATTTCCGTCGTTATCCACTGAAGGGTCAGAAGCTTTAGAACCTAGATAGCGGTCATCAAAAGCGTCATAGCTTGTAGCAGCAGCGGCGGCACTAGCAGCGGCCTCGTCAGCACTATCAGAAGCAGAAGTAGCAGACCCAAGGATACCGTCTACGTAAGCTTTAGTTGTAGCATCAGTACCTGTTGTCGGTGCCCCCAAACCTGTGATCTTGTTAGACCCCATAGCCAGAGAACCTGTCATACTATCCCCAGACTTAGAGACTTTAGTGCCTATACTCGTAGTAATTGTTGTAGCAAAATCAGGGTCATCTCCTAGAGCAGCAGCAAGCTCATTGAGAGTGTCCAAAGTACCCGGAGCAGCGTCCACAAGGCCACTTACTTGAGTATCTACGTATGCTTTGGTGGCAGCGTGTTGGTCTAGGGTAGGATCAGCTACGTTTACAATAGGGGTATTAGTTACGTCAATAGTACCATTGATCGTTACGTTAGTAAAAGTACTAGACCCAGAGGAGGCAGTTACATTCCCTGTAAGGTCTCCTGTCACGTCCCCTACAATGTCACCTGTAATATCACCCGTAACATCCCCAACAAAACCTCCTGTAGAGGTGACAGTACCAGTTACTTCCGCATCACCCGCTAGGTGAAGGTCTTTAAATTTAGCTGCTGAAGCACCTAGGTCTACATCATTAGTAGTCACGGGAACAATAGCTCCGTCTTGGACACGGACTTGTTCTATAGGGGAATCAGAGACTGAGACATAAAACTCAATACGATTGTTGGTAGTGTTTACTACAGCTTTGTTGTTGCCGTCTACATCTGCAATGAGAGGTACGTAAGAGCCTTCGTCAGAAGACCCATCGTGAGTATGCCCTGTGGTCCCGTTCGTACTGAAGACAAAAGCATCTCTGAGTTTATTTAACTCAGCGTTAAACGAAGACGACTTAACAACAGCGGAGGGAATAATCTCAGCAGCAGATTGTCTAGTGTATCCTGAGGACATTTAGTTACCTTCTGTCAGCTAGACCATACGAAATAACGTATGATTGAATTGTATGGCTTGGTTGTATCGTAGTACTTACATACGTAAGGGAAATAGACAGACCTGAACCTTGTATATTGGTCTTTCTCAGTGGGTTTGGGTTTCCATCAAAAGTACCATCACCATCATAAGTCCCTACTCCGTATACTACAGGGGACCCTATGGTGCTAAAAACGTAATCTACTGGAGTCAGAGCATTAAGATCACCGTAGTCAAAGTCTACAGAAAAGTCTACCTCAACAGAACCCTCAGCTTTTAGGTAAGAATGCACATCATAGAAAGTCTTACGGACTATAGGGTCGTCCATATGCAAGTAAGGAGTTTTAAACACGGAGATAATTGGTTCCCCGTCGAAACTATTACCCTTTTCTTGCTTGTAGACTTTACCCGCAGTGTCCCCGTGAATTACAAACTCTTCAGCACCTATGTACCCAGAGTCTCCCGCTGTAGCGCCTAACCCAAACATTTGTGAGTACTCAAACCCCAAGTTTTGGTCACTTGAGATACGAATTGATCCTATAATACCACTAGACTCGGCACCAGAAAACAAAAACCTGAACTGAGACTTTTTTCTAACAACTATAATCAAAGCGGTAGTAATATCTTCTACATCGTAAAAGTTGTTAAACACCCTCTGAACAGCTTTAGACAAACTACGAAGCTCAATATCACCAATACGATCTGTAGCACTGATAGGACGGATACCGTCGGGTCCCAAGAAAATCAAGTCACCATTGAACTCGACAACAGTGTCTGGGGCAACACAACCTAGGTTTTTAGTTACATCTTGAAGCTGGAAGTCAGCAAAGGAATTACCTACGATCTTCTTGATCTGGTTATCCCCAAAGATAAACAACTGATTCCTGAAAGCCCTCATGGCCGTTACATCAAAACCTACGTTGATAACTCCAGCACCATTAGCAGGGGTAAAATCAGTAGGGTCAAGAGGGGCACTGAAGACTACGTTCTGAGGTTCCGCAGGGTCACCCGAAATAAATAAGTGATTGGCAAAGTCTTCACAAAACTTAGGGTCGGTTAGAACAGACCCACCAGTTACCTGAGAGTAGGTGGTACCATCCCAAAGGGCTAGTGGGTTCACCCCATCGGTCATAGCTAGGTAAGGAGTACCCCAGTTCAGTTTAGCAAACCTAACCCTAGTAACACCTGTCATTGTAGGAGAACCAGAAGTAGTGATAGCATCCCAAGAGTCAGTACCATCATTCCACTTGTGTAGGTAGTTATTCCCTGAGGAGGGGGCACGACATGCAAAAATACCATCATTTAACTTACTAAAGACGGTTACACCTAAAATACTACCTGTACCTGAGACAGTGCCGTAGTCATTAGTAAACCCTGAAATCCTACGGTAACCCCCTTCAACAGAAGGTTCCATGTTTAACATGAGAGAACTAGACCCCGGCATGTTAATGGACTGGCTTAAAGGGTCCAGATTAGTTACAAGACCACCTTGACAAGAAACAGGAAATGATCTTATATTATCGGGCAACTCGTTTTCCTTCAATCATTGTAGAAGTTACACGTGGTTCTTCGTCAAGAAGGACTCTACGCATTTCGCGGATTCCCTCTTGGAAAGACTGTAGGTGCATCATGGCATTGTCTGAGTTTGACCTATGACGCATCATGTCAACCAAAGCACCCTCGACTACAACATAGTCCCATCTCTGAGGAATTACATTAGAATCGTCGTAGGCTGTTAGTTCTGTAGGGTAGGACCAGTAGGTGTACTCAACTTCGTATGTACTTGAATCTGGAGTAGGAGAAATACCAAAGGAGTTGCCGTAGGTCTGGTAGACGTAAACAGGAGCACCTGTAGCCCCATTGTCGTCTGATTGTCTGTGGTTCTGAATGTATTCCTCGTAAGTCAAAGGAGGAAGGTAAGTACCCTGTTGGTTGTCTGTCTTCTTTAGGTAGAAGCTTTCATAATCAGGGGACGAGTAATCAGCAGGGAAGTCGTACTCCCTAGTGCCACTGGTCATTGTCTGAGTATAAGTAGTCTTCTGGAAGGGCCACTCTTGTCCGTTGTGGAGTATCTGACGGATAGCGTTATTGACTGCATCCTTGGCTATAGCTTGAACACCACGAGCAGTCGTAAACCCGTCACCCGCAGTGTCTAGGGTAACTTCGTTAAGACGAGTAAGAACTAGATTAGTGAGTGTTACAAAAGTAGACATCAAGTACCCTTAGGATATGAGAATGGGCCACCCCCTTTGGAGGGATGACCCTTTAGTTTAGTTAGTTGTTACGCAAGCTTGTCACGATCAACTTCATCAGCACCGATACGGCCATCAATATCCATCAGGACAGCAAAGACACGAACCACACCGGAGACCGGAGCAGTTGTAGCAGCTTGGATCAGAAGGTCGATAGTATCCGCTGTACCACCAATTACAATCGGTTGGTAAGCAGCAGCATTCTGTGCGTATTCCCCTGCAACACCAGTGTCAAGTGCATAAGCATCGACAAAAGCATCAGCATCGACACCTGTAACACCAAGGTCCCAAGCGTTGTCAGCCGAAGCACTACCATCAACAGCGGTAATAACTTCGATGCCAGCGTTAAGGATCATCGTGTTAGTGGGTACAGAGATTGCTTCGATTACGTCAGCAGCAGCAAGAGCAGAACCCTTGGCAGTTGCAGCAGCAGCCAGATCAATCTCTACATCGACGAAGTAGGGGACAGAACCAGCAGTACGACCTGAGGTCTTACCACCAGCGAGTGTAGTAACAGTAGCCATAGTTCAGTCTCCTTATGCGATGTTGTACTTAGCAGTTACGATAGCTTCGGGGCGAAGAATCTTCCTGCCGTAGAGGTGCATACCACGAACAATGTCAGCAAAGCTGTCAGGGTCACGGTAAGTCTCAGTCTTGTTGATTTGCTCCGCAGTAGCGACCGCAGAGTCATGACCACCAACAATTACACCGTAGTCAGTGTTCTGGTTGGCCGTACCTGTAGTAGCCGCACCACCACCAATTTGGGGAGTGTTATTCGATACATAGACACGAAAGCCGTTCCAGTTGTTGAGCATAAGACCGTTACGAAGAGCACCGGAATCACCGAAGTCCGCATTCAAGAAGCGCGAGTCTTCATCTTGCAGAATTTCCATAAGAACCGGATCAATAACAATCCAACGACCCGACTTATCTACATCCTGTTGGTCCAAGAGACGGCCCATACGGTTGATGAGCATAACAGGGGAGACGTAAGCAGTTGGAAGTGCAGTTGCACCGGGGAGACGAGCAGCCACAGGGATCGAGTGATCGCCAGCAGAGCTTGTAGTGATGTTACCGAAGTCACCCTTTTTCAGTTTCATGCTCGAAAGCAGTTCATCCGAACCAGCGGTGTCAACAGCTTTGGTACCATTTACTTGGTCATTCACAGTGTCCGCATTCTCATGACGGGCAGACTGCTTGTAACCAGACAGATAACCGAGAACTTCTTGGTCGTGCTGGTCAGCCAGACGGTAAGCCGCCCGGTTAGTAGCAAGGTCCATGAAGTTTACGTGGCTATGAGCCTCCTCGATATCGTCCGTTTTGAAGGCAAAGTAGTTAGCCTTGTCAATAACGAGCGAGAAGTCTTCATCATCAAGGTCTTGTGCTTGAATCTGAGTACCACGCTTGTATTCGGAGACACTGATTTCCGGTTCTTTAATGATACGAACTGTATCACCTTGAGCCGCAATCTCCCCAAAGTAGTCGCTATTAGTGATATCACCAACAACAGTTTTCTTGCGGAAAGCAAGTTGGACTTTCTTCGAGTAGATTACCGAAGAAAAGTTTCCATTTGGCAGGTTACCATGACCTACCGCAGACGCAAAAGCCATATTTAATCTCCTTATAATGATTGGCTTAAACAGCTAAACACAGTTATAAAGAGGCTGACTGTTCTAGGGTAACAAGTAATTATAGTATTCTAGGGATCAGCTAGGTACTACGATACTTGGGCCTGTACTAGTTCAGGTAGTTCTTTGATGTTTAGGCTTTTAGAGTATCCTTACGGAAGGCTCTATACACACTAACTCGTTAGAGTCTAGCTTTAGGTATAGATCACCCTCCGTAACAACCTATAGTACTATTATAACATACCTAGGTTTGCATGTCAAGTGTTTTCTTCACTCAACTAGGATTATTTTATCCAGTAGGCTCTTAACGAGCACCACCAGTAATATCGTAGACGAAGTTACCTGTACGCATAGCTTCCATGATAGCTTCTTCGTTAGCTTCGTAGTCGTAACTAGGGTGTGCAACTTCAGACTCACGAATCTTCTTACCACCACTAGTGTCAGGTTCACTTACTTTGGACTTGACTGATGTAGCAGCAGCTTTCTGTGTGTTCTTCTTGTCTGCTGGGGTCTTACCTGTCTTGAACTTGTACAGGTCAATAACCGAGATTACAGACTTAGGGTCATCGTCGTTCTCGTAGAGAGCATCTTGAACCCACTTAGCTTGTTCTTCAGCCCAATCGTGGAAGTCATCTGAGTCTCGGATAGTATCGAAGTCAGGGTGAGCCTCCATGATCTTGGATTCCGCTGTCTTACGATTAGCTTCAGCCTGTAGTTCATCAATCTGAGCTAGGCGTTCTTCAGCACCCTTAAACTTCTCGTTAGCTTTCTTCTCAGCAATAGTCATAACGATAGAAGCTACTTCGGGATACTTCTTGGCCCAACTCTCTAGGTCTTCGTCTGTAGTGGGAGGAACAACTGAAGGGTTCTTCTTCTCAAGTTGGTCGATACGGTCCCTTAGCTCTTGCTCTACTTTCTGAGAGTGGCGACGAAGATCACCGTAACGCTTCTTGAAGGTCTTCTCCTCTTTAGGGAGGTTCTCGTCTTCAAGTTCCTCTTCTTGCGGCTCCTCCTTAGGGTCTTCCTTAGAGCTAGTGGGTTTCTCTTTAACTTTAGGTTTCTCTTCTACCTCAGGCTCTTCTGGTTCTTCTTCCTGCGGAGCTTTACCTTGGTTCATAAGCTCTTCTAGTTCTTTCTCTTCACGCTCCAGACGAGCAGCACGACGAGGTTTAGCATAACTAATCATTTGTTCAGACATATATTTTCCTTTTGTTGGGGCCTAGGACTTCCTAGGGTAGCCACTTATGTCTTAGTGGTTATTTCTTCTTCTTACGACGTTTTACGAGACCGCCTTTGTTCATCGGACCTGTAGCCCAGTCGCCTTCATCTTTATCAAACCCACCGGGGTTAGACATCTGTTGACCTGAAAGACCAGCAGCAGTCTTTGCTGATACACCAGCACCCCTAGCGGCAGTTTGAGCCTTAGCTTTGTTACCTGCGGCTGTCTCTTGGCCTACACCACGAGCACCGGGGGAACCCCCGCCTTCACCGTCAGGACGTGCCTTAGGACGAGTACTTGTGGCAGGAGCTAGAGTAGACGGGCGCTCACTGGAACCACCACCAGTACCTCGTGTAGACGAGAAGGTAGGAATAGCTTCATCAGTTTGAGTAGCTTCACCCGGAGTATACTCCCTCAGGGACTCAAAGTACTTCTCTCCGGTACCAGCACCAAACTTGGTCATAGCTTTGGCTGGTCCACTTAGGTTACTTTCGTACTCTTCAATCTTGGCGTCCAGAGTAGAGGTATCCATCCCTTGAGCTTCAGCTTGTAGTTTAGCTGCTTTAGCCGCCGCTAGATTCTGTACTTGCATAGCACCCGAAGCTACAGCACCCCCTAGAGCGCCCACAGGGCCTAGGAGAGCCATACCTGCACGAGGGGCTAACCCACCTAGCCTATCTGTGAAGTCGCCCTGTAGCTGCTCCATACCGAAGGCTACGGGGTCATTGGTTACAGCGTCGTAGTTACGTTCAGCCCATGACTGAGCTTCTTGTCGCTCTTCTTCTTGTTCCCTACGTCTCTGGTCTGACTCACTATCTGTAAAGTCTTCTGTCTCTTCTTTGGCTTGTTCTTCCTTAAACTCGGAGGCTGCGTCCTTCTGTTCAGTAAAGCCTTCAGGGATAGGAGTAGATGGTTCACCGTTGACGAACAGGATTAGACGAGTCTCGCCATTGGGTCCTACGTAAGTTTTATAGTAAGAGCCAACACCAATACCTGAACCACTGCCTTGAGGACGAGAAAGAGACGAACCTACTGTTTGCCACTGTGCAGGATTAAAGGTAGGTTGTTCAGCTAGCCCACCTTCAGCAAAACTAGGAGTACCTCCCGAGAAAGTCAGACCTTCAGGATTTGGTGTGACCATGCCACCTTGGTTAAACTGAGGTTCTCCATTTCCTTCACTCATTACCTCTTGGAGTAGGGCCATTTCCTGTTCAGAAAGCTCACTTTGGGGGCCTTCTTGTTCGTCCATAGGTTCACCCCCTATACGACCCTCAGAGTCCATCTTTTCTAGGTCATTTTTAGCGGCTTCCCGTAGGTCTTCGAAGAACTTCATACCGAAGTAACGAACTACATCAGCGGGGACCACGTACTCTCCAGTAGATAGCTTGGCGTCTACATCGTCTCGTACTTCCTCAGGGAGGGAGCCGGGAGGTACGTCATTACCACTCTCAGGGTCTGTTTGTACTTCAGGGGCAGTCATACCACCCTCCTCAAAGAAACTCATTTGTTGTTCATCCTGCATGACTGTGGTTCACCCTATCCCTAAGTTTTAGTCGTTTACGAAGTGCTCTAACTTCACCTTGGAGTCTGAACATATCTTCTTGTAAAGTAGCTTGTTCCAAAGCTTTTCTAGAGTTCTCAATTTCCTCCAAGATATCTTCTTGGTACGCAGTCCAGAGGTCTTTGTTGTTGACCAGAGGTTTAAGATTATCCACTCATACCTCCTTCACCTGTGTTAGCTGAGAAGCCCTGTTCGCCCGGTGTTGGAGCGGTACCTGTACCCATCATACCTCCACCTGAACCTTGAGTATCCTGTACTTGTACTCCAGCAGGAGTCTGACCCCCTTGAGCACCCGGCAGACCTTGGGGCGGCTGAGGCATTGTAGCTTGAAACTGCTTGAGGATTTCAGCTTGGATAGCAGCTTTCTGCATTGAGTTAGTAACTTTGTCTGGATCGAGGTCCATAGAGGTCGCAATCTCACGGATGATATAGTCCATCTTGGCAAAGGGAGCAAGAGTCGGGTTCTGTACAACTCCAAGGAACTGCATAAGACGCTGACTACGTACTTCGTTAGCCATAAGAGACTGAGTACCAGAAGCTTTAACTTCAAGATCACCCTTGATAGACGGATCAAAGTCAAACTGCATATTAAACGAGAACATTGCTTTACCAAGGGGGGCAAGCAAATAGTCATCTACGTTCTTGACAACAGTACGAACTGAGCCATTAGCAGCAGACATCAACATAGAGATACCTGAAGCTGTCCGACCTACACCACTTACTCCCGTCTGCCCGTGGGCAAAGCTTGGGAAACCAGTGGATTCATCAGCAAGTACCCGAGCCTTGTCAAACATCTGCATATTTTCGTTGGAGACGTTAGGGAACTTGGTGCCAAAGATAGCCTGACCCGGAGCACCACCTTGACGGCGGAATACTTTACCCGGATAAACCTTGAGGTCTTGTCCCGGCTCTAGGTTAGTCGAGTCAACCTCAAAGATAAGGTTACCTGAAAGAGCGGCGTTATCAACAGCCATGCGCATAAAGCCGTTCATAAGCATTTGGGTGTCTTCCATGTTCTCAGCTACACCAATACCGAAGAAGCTGTAAGGATTAACCTCATAAGGGAAGGCGTAGTAAGGAATGTTTACAGGTGTAAAAGGGTTAAAGACAATGCGAAGTACTTCACCGTTACAGACCCAGACGTTTACACTTACAGACTCTTTGTTCTTATGTTCTTTAGGGACATCAATGTTATACCGTTCAATGATATCTTCGTCAATGTTACCCCAGAACTCAAGGACTTCATAACGCTCAGTACCTACTTCAGTACTGTCGTCCTCCATAATAAGCTCCCACCACTTCTTTTCGTAGGAAGGACCATAGGACAAAGCATCTTCGATAGAGTCTTCACGGAAATGAGGACGACGCTTGAGACCCCTGAGTTGAGTCTTGGACATCTTGTGTCGTTCAACTACATACTCAGCTTCATCCATGTTGTTGGCTTCTGAATCCGGGTAGAAGTTCCAGATCGAAGTGTAAGACACCATTGGGATAGTCTTGATTGTAGGGTCGTAAGTGCCTTCATCGTCCCAGTTAGGGTACTCCTTGTCGAAAGCAAAAGGACCCTTCATGATACCAGTACCGAAGAGAGCACACTCAAAAGAAGCACTACGAAGGTGTTTGGAAGCTTTAGACTCATCTAGTTGGTCATGAATCTTTTTCTCCATCTTCTTGGCTGCAATATCAGCAGGGTGAAAGGTGACGGCAGTAGGAGACGTACCGGGACCCGGCTTGAGTTTATCCTTTACAGGCTCAAGTTCTTCCTCCATACCGCCAAGGCGAAGAAGGTATTCATCGTAGGTCTCACCGGGAGCTACTTCAGGACGAGGACTCTCAGGAGTACCCGTACCACCTTGTTGTTGTTGCTCCATCTGCTCAAGTTGAGGATTAGTCTCAAAGTGAACTGACTCTTCGATACCCTCAGGAAGAGTAGTACGGTCGATAGTAATAGGAAACTTGTTGTTACCTAGGAGTACTTCAGTAATCTGCCCTGAAGCTGCGAGAACCTTAGTCTTTGTTACCTTGACGAATACTCGTGACTTCTCAGTCTCAGTAAATTGCACGTCAGGACCATAGATACCACGATAGTTACGGTAAGCTGTAATCCAACGGTATTCTTCGTTGTACCTAGAATCCTCTGATTTACGGAAGCGTTCCTCTACGTAAGCAGCAACCTTGTTACCCTCACGCACCGGAGCTTCGTCTACCATTTCTTCAAATTCTTCGTCCATTATTTATCCTTAAAACCTTCAGTAACCGAAGATACCATCCGAAGCTTGAAAACCAGTTCGTAAGTTTGACGTATCCAAATCGAATAGATTAGTCTTAGGTCTCGTCATCGTTCCATATCGGAGAGCATCGTACAAGTGGTCTTCAGCTTTAGTATCTACATCTTCTGGATTGTTTTTGTCTAGGGGTAGAGAAGGCAACTGAGAGATAATGTTCCTACAAGTATTGAAGAAAACAAGACCCGGTTCTTCTGTAAACTCGTCAACCTGTAGACGCCTATGGATTTCGTTCTTACCTGCAACACGAGAACCACGAGAACGATCTGAGGGACGCCAACGGCAACCTTTCATAATCATTACTTCAGCAAGACTAGGGCCTGTATCCCCACGTTGATGCCACAGAGAGGAGTCCAAGACACCATACCTGATCTTTTCACCTGATTCAGCTTCTAGGATCATATCAGCTAGGTCGCTGGCTGTAACCTTAGAGACATACATCTCACGATAGACAATCAACTGACCGGAAGGGTGTACTGCAAACCAGACGACACCAGTGTAAGAACCGTATCCGTAGTCACAAGCTCTGAATTTAGGCCAGTTGTCAGGGATGTCGAAAGGTTCAATTACGTGGATACTCGGGTTGAACTCAGTAAATGCTGCACCTTCACTTACAGACCAGTCACCCTCTAGGAGCTTCCTACGTTGGTCCTCAGGGAGAGACAAAAGGTTAGCTTCGTACATACCATCTTCAGCAAGGTACGGATTGTCCATCAGGTTAGCGGGAATAAACCTGCGCTTCAACATAGGTTTGCCTACTAGGTCATTAGCTTGAGCAAACTTGGACTTCTCTGACCAGACCATTTCCTTACCGTTTTCGTCTAAAGCCCAGAAGGACTTACCGGCAGGAGAAGGGTCAATGAACATCTTTTTAACCCAGAAGTGACCGGGGCCACCGGGGTTAGTTGTAGCTCGTTGGCAAAGAGGTAGTCCTGAGTTCTTGGAAGTACGTAGACGAGACCTCATGTAGTCCCAAGCGTAAGGAGTAGGCCATTGGGTAAGTTCGTCAAAACCAATCCAGTTGTAAGCTTGTCCTTGGTACCTCATAACGTCATCGTCTCTATCGAGATAGGACATCCAAAGTTGAGCACCTGAAGGAAACACCCAAGTCTTGTCTCTCTCTAGGAACTTAGAACCGGGTATAGCTTGAGGGTAAAGTTGTTTAGAGACAGAAATAAGTTCTCTAAGTTCTTCTGTACTACGGCGGAGGAGTAGTTTATTTGAGTTAGGGTTGGTAGCATAACGAACTGGATCAGCTACCATCGCAAAGGATTTTCCACCTCCAGCGGATCCACCGTAAAGTACTTCTTGCTCTGAGGCAGCTAGGAAGTCAGTCTGTGGGCCGGGGTTAGGTTCAAAGATAATCTTACGTTCACGAGCTACTTCTTGGAGTTTTTCTTGTACTACTTCTACGTCTAACTCAGGTTCCTTGGCTTTCGCTGGAGTCGTCTGTTTCTTCAACGAGGATACGTTGGCCTGTGAAGTTTTTTTCAATCGCTTCGGCTTTGGCAAGGGCTTCTTTGTACCTTTGGGCAAGGTATCTTTGGTTAGCTCCTTCTTGCTTTCGTTTGTACTCAAGTTTTATCCTTTTCATCAAGCCTACGTGAGAGATAGACCGACCACTTTGTTCACTGAGCCAAACAGCTACATCTCTTAGGGAGTACTGTTTGAGGTGTTGTTTAGCTTGCTCCAAGAGTTCCAGTTGCTCAGGAATAGGGATTAGGATATCAGGGTCATCAGGGTCTTGTTCGTAACCCCAAGGAACCCACCTACCTACTCGTACCAGAGGAACCCAGACATACTCGTCACCTGTGTCTTCAGGAGGAGGAAGCCTAAACTGTGGTTTCTTTTTAATCATCGTCGTTAGACTTCTTCTCAGGCAAAATAAACAAAGGACTTTCAGACTTAATCTCGATCTTCTCGGAAGCTTTGAGGTTAGCCCTGTCGAGGATATCCTTGGCGGCAGTCATGAGGTCCCTGTTACCTAGTTGAGTAGGATTTTCCATTACTGATTTCATGGACCAGACAGCTTTGACACCTAGAGAGTTGATATACTTCTTGGTTAGTTCAAAGATTTCATCTGCGAGACGATCTGTAATCTCTTTAGTCGGGTAGTTAGGGCTGTAGCCAGCAAGCTTCTTGGCTTTAGTGTAATCGCCCTCTGCTTCCTCAAAGAGCACTTCAAGAAACTTCTGTTCTCTTTCATTTAGAGGACGATCAACCATTACTTATAACCTCTCGGGGATTCTGATTTGTAGAACATACCTTTGTTCTTGTAGTCTGTGTTACCTTTACGTACCATACCGCCTTTAGCCATTCCACGGGTATTCTTACGGGAACTGGAACCCTCAGATGGTTCTCCACCACCACCAATACGTTCTTTCCACTTCTTGAAACCACTTACCCAGTTTTGATTCTGCCACCCTAGAATAGTCTCAGGCAGTCCAGCAGCACGACGTTCAGACCTAGACATGGAGTCCCACTCAGGGTAGGTTACATTCTTGGAAGGACTACGAAGGAGAGTTGTACCTTCACTTGTTCCTTTGGACTTTGTAGGTTTATTGCTTTGACGAGTAGACGGTCCTGAGGTAGTTGTAGTAGTCTTCTTAGGTGTAGTATCGGCAGTACGAGCAGCTTTAGCGTCATCACTCATCTTACCTGTACGACGCATAGGGCGTTTAGACTCTTTAGGAGCAGCAGAAGCTTTAGGTTTACTCGTTGATTTGCTTTTAGGTTGTTCTTTAGTTTTAGTAGGTTTAGCTTCACCTTTAAGGATGTCTAGAGCTTTACCTGAACCGAAGAGATTACCATTAGAGTTGATACCTGCGACAGTGCCACCTTCTTTAGTCTGAACTGTCTTACCACTCTTACCTACTTTGTAACCAGCAGCTTCAAGTTGTTTACGTTTAGAGTCTGAAATCATTAGTTAAATCCTTTTAATTAACCCACATATTCCAAAGCACCCGCGTCCGCTGGGTCACCTCGTGTGGTTCCTTCCCTATCTTCATTCAGCGGAGAACCTGTGTAAGTAGACGCAACAGTACCAAGGGCCGGACTGTCCGATTGCAGTGAGAAATCAGGAAGCGTGATGGTCGGGCGATGCCCGGAACCGATAACCACGGTCACGTCCGGGTCCACGAACTTCGGATCGGTCGGCGTTCCGGCTGAGAAGTTCAGGTTGTCATCCACGAGGAATTGCGCGTCGTTGTCAGCCGTCCAACCGTCATTGATGCGGATGGCCTTGTCGGAATGGATGATGTTCCCGACGAACTGGTTTCCGCTCAGGGTCGCGCTGGAAAACCCGGTATAGCTGCTCAGGCTCACGTCATTGAAATAGGTACTGCCAAACTGGAACGTCCGAGCGGCGTTATAAACCGTGTTGAACGCCCACACGTTGTTGACGATGGACCCGGTGTCCTGATTGTCCTTCGGGTGTTTGTACGCAAACAAGCCAATCCCGTTGATATCGAAAAGAATGTTGTTGTAGATGTTGATATCGGTCAGGGCGATGCCCGCGTCATCGTCGTTATCTTCCTCGCGCGAAGTCGTGATGCCGGTCTGGCTGTCCCAGCAAATGTTGTTGTAGATATCCACGTTGGTGATGAAGCGTTCGCCAGCGTCGAGGTAGAGAACATATTTTTCCATGCCCCAAACGCGGTTGTCGTTTATCCGGCTGTCCCGAACGCCAGACTTGAAGTCCACGCCATACTGGTTGGAATCGTAAATGTCGTTCAACTCGACAATGCAGCCCTCAACCCCGTTGCCGACCGTGACGCATTCATTTGCACCGCCGCGCCGCCCGAGGTCATCCGTGCCGTTGAAGTCCGTCGCCACGTTGGTTTTCGTGACGGCGTTTTCCCAGATGTGGACGGTGTGGATTGGCTGGTCTCCGGCCCCGGTCAGGCTGGACGCAATCAAGTCATTGAACCGCGCCTTGCCGCCGACGAAGATCCCCGCATCACCGCAGTATTCGATGTGATTGCCGGTGATGTTGATATTGCCGTGGCGCTCGCCGTTCGTGCCCCTTACAAAGACGGGGTTGCGGTAAACCTGCTCAATCTTCAGGTTCTTGATGTCGATGTAGTCTTGGCTGTCGATGACGATACCGTCACGCTTTGACGTGTCTTCGGTAATCGCCGTACCGTTCTCCAAGAACGGGTCTGTACCAGCGTTGTAGGTCGGGAAATTGCCGTTGTAGCAGGTATGGTCTGCCAGATCGCCGCGAATGATGGCCTGCCGCTCCTCACCCGGTAGCGTCGTGAAGGTGATAGGGGAACCGGCTGACCCGCTCTTGGTAATCGAGAACGGGGCATAAACACCGGGGCGCATGATGATAGTGTCACCCGCGACTGCCTGCGCCAAGGCATATGAGGGCGTTGCATATGGAGATGCAAGGCTGCTCACACCACTGTCCGTCCCCGTGGTGGAAACGTAGTGGGTCGCGGGAGTGCTGACGATTGCTCTCAAGCTGGCGAAGGGCACGACAAGCCCGGTGTTGTCTGGTGAACCGGCCCCGGCCCGCAGCACGTCATTGACCGCCGTGTCTTCCGCCGTGACGGACACGGTGTGAAAGCCCGGTGATGCGTCGATGCCGAATTGGTTTGGAAAGCCGCCCACGTTCGTGACAAACACGCCGCGATTGTTCGGGTTGGCCGAGACATAGAAGGCGATGATATAATCCGTGCTGACCGTCGCCGCAGCGTTCTGAACAATCACATCGTCCCCACCGAAGGCCGTGATTTCGCCCGGTGCGGTATCCGTTGCGAGGTCCGTGCCAGAGAGCGTCACCACTGTGCCAGCCAGAGACACGAGGCCAGCGGTTTGCACGTTGGCACCTGTGGTGTTGTAGAGCGTGGTGATAGACGCACCTGAAGTAATCTTTACAACGGTCTCAGTAACAAACTCAAGGTCAGGTACGAGTAGGGTAGTAAAAGACGCATCGTCTAGGATTAAGATACCACCATCTAGGGCGCTATCCTCAAAGAATGCGTCATGGAACTCAGCATCAGTCGAGACTACCTTACCTACATCAACAGAGAAAGCACTATTAGCTGTGCCTGAGTCGTTAGTATACGTAGCTGTAATTGTGACACTGTTCCTGAAGGAAGAAGTAGGAATAGTTACAACACCGCTGGTACTAATTGTTGCACCCGCACCTGATACAGACCAAGTACCATCCGTTGCATTAGAAAAATCACCAGAGACATCGTATGTCTGGTTACCGCTGCCGTAGTCGTAGGTCTGGTCGGTTAAAGCATTAGACGCGGAAGGTGCAGGTACGCTATCTGAAGCTCTCCTTGACTTTAAAGCAGAGGATACCTTAAGAGAGGTTTTCACTAGCTTACCCTCGTGTTACGATAAAGACATCTACGTCATCACTGCTTCCGCCTGTAACCAAAGGGCGAAGGTAGAGGAAAGAAGTAGAAAACTCTACCCCACCAGCAGAGGTAAGGCCAATAGCTGTGCCGTAACTATCCTTTAGGTCAACCCAATTAGCTCCGTTGTTAGAGCCTTGAAGTTTGACTGTGCCCCCGCCAAAAGTACCAATAACTTGCATTGAACCTGCTATAGGCTCCGTACCACCGGGATTAATAACGGTAGGAGAAGTATCTGCCGTGTCTAGATTGTCGTAAGTGTAAAGAGCGACCCCACTTACAGGGATAGTAGAAGTGAAACTTAGTGCCATTTGTTAAAGTCCTTGGTTAGCGATGAATTGTTCTTCTACTGTGCAGAAAGCGTTTACTACAGGGTCAGTACCGTCAGGTGTAATCTTGATCTTGTCCCCCGGTTCCAACATGATGTAAGACTCGTTGAAGTAGATGTACTCAGTTTCTGTGATTGTTTTAGCCTTGAGTATAATGAAGTGCGTGTCTACGTCAGCTTTGTAGATTTCTACCTGAGCAGTTACAGTTCCGTTGGCATTCTCAACAAAGATAAGAGTTACCTTAGCCCGACAGTTAGGGGGGCAAGTGTATAGAGTTTCCATCTGGTCGTCTACAGTGCAGGAAATAATAGGGGTCTTGGCTTTCATTTCCACGGGTACATCCACTTCGCCTTATCAGCCCAGTAAGCCGCTGACATCTTACCTTTAGAAATATTCTTACCGTGGCGAGCCTTAAAGGAAGCCCTTTTCTTTTTCATTTTGTCAGACTCACCAGCTTTAGGTTTACCTGCTGTTTTAGCGCCTTGCTCACCAAAACGGATAGTCTTTACTTTGTCACCTTCTTTAGCTACGACGACATGAGACTTCTTAGGGTGGTCAGGTGTACGCTTAGGTTTGTTGTACCCTGAGACACCAGCACGAGCTAACCGAGGGTCTTTTTTACTTTTTTCCGGCATTAATACTTACCGATTTTAGTAATACCTTTGGTATCTGCTGCTCGTTGCTTTGAAATCTTGGGGGAACCAGCTTCAGAACCTGAGTTGTAGTTGTCTGAGCGAGTACGAATCTTTTCTCTACCACCCTCGGTAATACGACGGACATCCCGCTGACCTACCTTGGCTGACCACTTCCCGCCTTGCCCCGGACGGAACCCTGAAGGACCACCTTTGGCCTTTTCCTCGGAGTCTTTGGGCATCTTGGGAGATGTAGTCTTTTTGTGATAGGACTTCTTGTCCCGCTTTTTGCTTTGTCCTGTAGCCATTTTATTTCTTTCCTGCCTTTGAGTTCCTAGGGAATGAACGATTGGTTTTCTTGGACTGAGTAGTCAGGTTCTTGCGGGAGTTGTCCTTCGGATTATCATTTTTATGCGCAACGTCCTTACCTTTGACCTTTACCCCAGCTTTTTCTAGCTTACGGCGAGCAGCCTTACGTTTGGCGTTATCACCATTAGAGCCTGCGGATACTTCCCCACGCTTTTTGGCCGTAGCGTATTCTTTTTTGTACTTGCGTTTGTAGTTAGGGGAACTAGGAATTGTTCTTACTCCTCAAATTTCTCAACATTGTATTTGGTGTATCTGTGACCCAACCTACTACGAACAGAACCAGTAGTCCAATCCAGACCCAACCGGGTAGTTCGTTGTTTGTCTGATTCTGGACTTGTTCTACTTTAGGTGTCTGTACCGTAGGTCGTGTCTGGGGTCTTACGGATATCTCGGGAGTTGTAACTGTTATTTGATTGGGGGCGAAACTCTGCTGTGTAGAACTGCCTATCGTCTGGGTGTTCGTCTTTCCTAACTGAGTATTGGCTGCTACGTTCGGACCCCCTCCCGTCAGTAGTGAAAGAGGCCCGCTGGAACAACTCGGTATCAGTAGTAACACGCTTAAGACCATAAGCAGCGAATACAAACGTAAAGACCGGAAGGCTGAGAATTTTAGTGTATTCAACGTCCTTAGTCTCCACTATGTAGAAGAACCAAACTAGGATAAGAAAAGCTACTTCTCTGCCCCAAGTCTTTTTCTTTTGGTTACCTTCGGTCGAGTCGTTCGATTGCATCTCTGATAGCCTTTAGATTCTCGTCGATCCGACCCAACATGACTTCTTGTCCTTGGGCTGTTATTTCTAGGGATAGAATACGTTCGTTTTGTACTGAGTCCATGACCATGCTGTTGTCAACATCGTTACGAATGTCTAGGACAAACCAGATAAGAGCGATTGTTTGCGCTATGATGGCTAGTACTTGGGTAATGTTAAAGCTTTTTGACAGATGCCAATGTTCTTTTTCGTTCTGTGGTGCACTCATCATTAGTTACCCCGGGTAGCTTTCCCAAGTCAACTGGTAGTGAGGTTTGTCCCAACCCCAAGCTGCAAAACCCCAGATCATGTCAACTCCACGTTCCTTAGCTGCCTTCTCCATTGCTTCGGCTACTTGTTCCCACATGTAGTCAGGGTAAGACAACCGATGAGCAATAGGATAGGGTACGATATCCACGGCATGACCTGTTAGGTGCCGGGAGTTCATTGTCTTGGAGAAACCTTTGTTGAAAAGAGACTTCTGACGAGCGTAGGTACGAAGACCTTCAATGACAGTCATGTCCTGATGGGTAATCTCCAGTGCCCTGTCACATACAGCCCGGAGATGCGGGTGGATACCCTCAAGATTCTTCAGGCTGCGTGAACCCCACTGAAAATTAGACATAGAACCCCCTTAAGTCTGTCTTATACTAACATTATAACACACCAGAACACCAATGTCAAGAGATTTTTACCCTGAAGCGGCATATTTCTCGTCACTAGGTCGCTAGGCTCTAGCTCGCTTCCTTGTCTAAAGACAGACAATCAAACAAAATATCCTTATTTTACTGGTACTTAGGCTAGTTTTAGGTATTTTTACCAAAAAGGTGTTATTTTTACTTGACAAAGACAAGAAACTGTAGTACCCTATAATACTTTAAGTATATACTTAAGGTTATACCCTCAGGTTTTTTATCTTAAAGACAAGTATCTTAGGTATATACCTTAGGTTTTAAGCTTTAAGTCTTTCTACTAAAGGACATGTATCTTAAGTAGTAGTACCTTAAGGCTATAACCTAAAGTTACATACCTTAAGTATTGTCTCTCAAGGTCTAAAGGCACCAAGGGTGGGCCGACCTGTCAGGATTTCAAGTACTCCTGCTAACATTTTTACTAGAATCCTAAGATTAGTCCTCTTTAGACTGTCCTTTACCACTACCACCTCCATCTTTAACAGACATCGCCTCTGCCTTGCCATCCAGCCCTTTCTAGAGGGGTTCTCCAAGTTTCATGACCCGAGGTACCCGAACGTAAGAGATGGCACTCAGAGGGCTGTTTTAGAGGCTTTAACACTGATGGGGTACTATACTACCTTTTACCTAAGTAAACAAAGGACTTAATACGATTTAGAACTATCTATACGTATAAATCTATGTGGTTAACAACCCTTAAAAATACCCCCGCTGGCAGAGTGTGTATATATACGTCCGGGGGACCCCCAGTGGACCATGCACCCCTTGTTTATATGGCTCTAACGAGATAGGTCAGTATTTCTTACCTAATACACAACGTCTATACTTGAGGGAATCAGTCAAGTTTAACAGGATTCTGGGTGTTTCTTGTCAGGAATAAAAGTTTCATGTATGATACCCCATTAAAACAGTCAGGAATACACACCTATCATATGCCGGTAGTATCAGACAACTAAAGGTAGAGACACATTCAAGAATCAATATACAACCTACGAGATAGCAGATCACGCTATTGTTTCAATTTGTTTCAAGGTATCACACCTGAAAAAGATGCTTTTTGGTATACCGTTGCATACTGTAAACCTAACCTATTGAAAACATTAGATTAAATAGGTCAGCATTGCTTACTGATTCGCTAATTACTGTTTAAAATCAATAGGTTAGACAACGGTAAAACTTTCCTTCATTGGTTGTTTGTCCCGAACGACCAGGGATTGGCGGATTCCCCTAGGGGTTTTGGCCATAGGTCTCAGACCTTGAACGCTCTTTGACATAGCCCTAGCGGCGTCACTTGTAGGCATTGCTTACGGATAGGTGACAGGACTAGGGGCCGCGTTAGGTGAAGCTATCCCCCTAGCGTGCTATATTTCTAAAGGATAGGTGCGTTTACTGAAAAGCGTACGACCATATAGGCGGCAAAGTTACGTGGCGTATTCTCATATAGAGAAAGCCCCATGTTTCCTAGTCCACGGCTGAACGGGTCCCGCGTGGCAGATGCAAAACGCGAAAGAAAATCCAAGCTAAAATGGATCAATGGTACCTATACTAGATGTGTGAAACCCATACGTTGAAAAGCCGTTGTGCTAACTAGGCGGTATCACTTGAGTGTTATCATGTAACATTCGGGATACTGAATATGTTAGTTTTATCTAGGACAGTCTGGTTGAAATAAGAGAATAGTATGGGCAACCCTATAGTGTGATGCGTTAGGCCACATTCCCTAGGGTTGCCTTAAGGTGTTCTCTTTAAACACCTAAACGCAACATAGCCTCAAGTTATGAAAAGGATTAACGCTATGACTACTCAAACACAAGTAAACGATATCAAAGCTGTTGAAGATAAGTTTATCAATGGCCTAGGTAGTGGTGTGTCCGCTGCGGAACACCTTGCTACACTCATGGAAAGCGTGAGTGTTTCCCGTGATACCACTGTGATCGCTCGTGTCTTGTCCCGTGCAGAAAACAAAGGTGATACTGCGGCTAGTGGTGTGATCCGTTTCGTTACAGGTCAGGTGTTCCCCGGTGCCAAGATTGTGAAACCGAAGGATACCAAAGGTGTCCCGACCCTTAAAATCAAAGGTATCAACGCGGATACTGCGGCCATTGCTCGCCTCAAGGATGCCGTTGAACGTAAGCTGTCTATCCGCCATTCGACATTCCGTAAGGTGGTCAAGGGTGATGGCACGGATACTACACCTAAATTTGAGGCACGTCCTTTGGACAAGGTGCAAGCGTCGGCTAAGTTGTGGGCCAAGAACCATGACAAGACTGAGCTTGCTGAAAAGATCAAGGACCGTGAAGCTGAACTTGCGGCCCTCAAGGCCATTGCCAATGGTCAAGCTGTGTCTCACTAACCAAGAACAATCTTAAGTGACTACTGGATAAACCCTAGGTGCAATGTGCCTAGGGTTTTCTTGTGGACATTTAAAACATGGAAGGAAAAGATATGACCGATAAGACTGTGATGAAAAACCTATGTGAGTTTGCTTTCAACCCCGGTCGGGCAAAGGTGGATAGCCTGATCCTTGTCTACACTGATATTGCGGATGTACGCGGCCCCTTCGTTACTGAGGGTGACGCTATGGAAGCGTATAATAAGGCTGTGACCACTGGTCGTCCCTTCGTGTTCCGGTCGTGGAGTACTAAGTGAATGTTAGTCTAGTTCGCTAGAGTCTAGCTCGATATGCGCCTCAAGGTAATACTTGGGGCGTATTCTTACGTCCACTTTTAACTACTATGATGAGGTGATGAAATGAAGTACGTATTCCAATGGTCCGATGGCTCTTCCGTCACGTATGAAGGCAATGCTCTTTATGACGTACTGGATAGTTACTTGATTTATCGTGACAAACCTACTGTCTACTCTGTGGACGCCAATGGTATGTGGCATGACCAGAAGTGGACAACTGAGCAGGCACTTGAAACTATTGAGCATGAGTTCAGCAACATGGATGATGTAGACTTGGACTTTGAACCTGTAATGTCCGCTGAAGATTTCTTCAAGATTAACCTCAGCAAAATGGAGTACGTGTGATGTGGTACGTAGTAGAAACCCTTGAAGGTGGTACTCAAGGTGAGTTTGGTCCCTTCGTAAACCTTGAGGCTTGTACTAAGTTCCTCCAAGACAGTCTCTTTCCATGGTCCAGTTATAACATGGAGAAGATCGAAATGGTATTCCGTGAGGAGAATGTGTGATGCAACAAGCTGCTCTTTATATCTCGAAGAAATCAGCCTTGCGTGATGGTATCCGTCATGCTCAAGCCCGTGGTGTGTCCACTGATACTATACTTGCCAAGACCAAGGTGAAGCCTGTGTATTCCCGTGGCTGCTTGCAAGGATATCGTGTGGCTTACCCTATCAATGAAACTTCAGTTAAAACCCTTTTGGAGGCATAAACCATGATCGTGAACGGGTACAAAATCAAACCTTATGCTAACCTTCGGGGTGCTGACCTTCAGGGTGCTGACCTTCGGGATTCTAACCTTCAGGGTGCTGACCTTCAGGGTGCTAACCTTCAGGATTCTAACCTTCGGGGTGCTGACCTTCAGGGTGTTGACCTTCTGGGTGCTAACCTTCGAGGTGCTGACCTTCTGGGTGCTAACCTTCGGGGTGCTGACCTTCAGGATTCTAACCTTCTGGGTGCTAACCTTCAGGGTGCTGACCTTCGGGATTCTAACCTTCAGGATTCTAACCTTCTGGGTGCTAACCTTCAGGGTGCTGACCTTCGGGGTGCTGACCTTCAGGATTCTAACCTTCTGGGTGCTAACCTTAAGGATTCTAACCTTCTGGGTGCTGACCTTCAGGGTGCTGACCTTCTGGGTGCTAACCTTAAGGATTCTAACCTTCTGGGTGCTAACCTTCAGGATTCTAACCTTCAGGATTCTAACCTTCTGGGTGCTGACCTTAAGGGTTCTAACCTTCGGGGTGCTGACCTTCAGGATTCTAGCCTTCCACGATTCCAGATCACACCTAAAGGCTACCCTATGTACGGGTTCAAGAAACTTGCCGATGATACAGTTGCTGTATTGGTGATACCTTCTGAAGCTGAACGTACTGCCTCACTGATTGGGCGTAAATGTCGTGCTGAGTACGTAGAAGTAATCTCAGGGGAAGGATACGACAGGCACACAGGTAAGGTGTACTACAAACCCGGTGCTACGATTTACCCTGACAAGTACGATGGGGATATCCGTGTGGAGTGTACTAACGGTATCCATTTCTTTCAAACCTATACAGAAGCTGAGGAGTATTGAGACATGAGCAAGTTTAAAGTAGGTGACCGTGTAAAGGTGGTATGTAGGTATAAGCATAACCAGACTGGTGTTGTCTCTTGGGTGACTACTTACGGTGTACGTATTCGCATAGGAAACCACCCCTATGAAAGCTATGAAGACTTCCACACCTTCGGGTTTCATGAACTAGAACTCTTAGAAGAGAAGGAACAACCAATGGCTTACAAGAAGTGGGGTGACATGACCCGTGAGGAGAAGGGTGAATTGCTCTTGGCTCATCATGAGTTCAAACAAATTCAACACTCTCACGATGGTATCCATTGGGTTGACTCTGTTCCTCAGTGGGTTGACGGTGTGTACTACCGTGTGAAGCCTGAGGCTATCTCTGTGGTCCTGTTTGGGCATACTCACGGTGGTGATGACTTTGCATTTGGTCATGACTTGGAGATTTACCATACACACAAGATCACCTTCGATGTGGTAGATGGTGTGGTAGACTGTAGCTCAGTCAAGATGCAAGAGATAGCTGGCACTAAGGAGATTTAGTATGTCTACTACTGTGACACTTAGTGAAGATGAAGTACACGAGTTGATCTACGCTATCATAACTCAGGACATGGCTCGTAAGGCTGATATGGTGGTTATGCTCCAAGATAAGCTAAGAGCCACAGAGAGCCTCACTGAGTAGGGGTCTTGTAGTTTAGGCTACCTAGGGTCATGAAACTTAGAGATGGTGTCAAATAGATACGTAAATGAGAGGTAAATACATGCGCTACTATAGAGAGCGTAGCTATCGCTACTATGCAGAGTGGGAGGACTACCTTGAGTGGACAGTTGTGGACCTCCTTAAAGACAAGGTGTTGGTCTCAGGTGTGTCACAGAGTACAGCCAAGTTCACAGCCTTGGTGCTTAACTTGAGGGGTGAGAAGGATGCTTGAGTTTAAAGTAGGGGACAAGGTGAAGATTAGCCCTGAGTCTGTGTACTGGGGTGAAGACACTAGGTCCAACCCTAGGGATACTGAGGGTACAGTTATCGAGACTGGTGACTCAGTTAGTTATGATACTGGTTTTTTATACCGAGTCCAGTGGTCTATTAGTCAAACTAACGTCTACAAAAAGGGTGATCTTATCCCGTTTGTTGCAACACCAGCTAAACCTAAGGGTCTCTCGGCTTTCATCCGTCGGGTAGAGGAGGAGTATTAACATGTTTGAAATACTTGACCAGTGGTACGACGACCTCGATAGGGTTAAACAAGAGATACTCTTTGATGACGCCTTTGATCCTGTGACTTTGGGAGGTGAACAGCATCTTCTCTTGGTGTTGGCTCTTATAGACCAAGCTAAAGCTCATCTGAGGTTAGTGAGACTAAGTGAATTGGAGGTTAAATAATGACCAAGACTAACAGACTAGCAATGGTGATATTCGCTATCGACACCAGTTACAGTGTACACAAACAAGCCAAGTTCCTTCGGTATGTAGATAGTCTACGTGCTATGGGTAAGCTTGTGGGCGGTGTGTCTCAATGTATTGGTTCGTACAACGGGGTCTTAGAGCGTAGTTACATGATGCTCTTGGTGGACTTCGACAAGCATGTACGTAACTCAGGGTTTGTGTCTGCTCAAGAGAGTTTCCTGCATGTACCCGGTGATACCCGTCAACCTTGTGTCTTGGAGTACCAAGCTTCAGGTGTACGTGAAGCCCTTGACGTTATGTACGAGATTACCGAGGGACACCTTGAGGTAGGTGACAACTGGACCTACGTGGAAGAAACGGGTGCTTACTATGCCTGCTAACAGGAGATACCCAGAAGGTACTAGGCTTAGGTGTACAGGGTATAGGTGTGGCGAGTCCGGTGGTTCTACAGGGTCTGTGGCTGAAGTCTTTATCTCCCCTAGGTTTGGGTACGGTGTGAGGTTTGAAGACTACGATTACGGTGATGAAGATGACCCTCAGGACCAACACAGCTTTGAGGATCACACTTGGGAACCTGTTGGCCCTAAAGACAGACCTGTGAAGGGTATCTGTAAATTCTTGAGGAAACTTGAAGAAAAGGCTTCCTGAGTTAAAATAACTCTTGACAGGTACTCAAACAAATGGTACAATAGACTTGTAGTCCCAAGGGTAATATACCCTAAGGGTACTAGTAACTTAAAGAGAAGATACTCACCGCCCCGTGTCCTAGAGGATCATACCTTGAGGATTGTACGGGGCGTATTTGTTTGTACTAGGAGGTACATACTTATGATACTTATTCTTGTAGGCCCTGATGTAATGAACAACCGTATTGCTGACTGGAACCAAGGTCACTACGGTTACCTACCCAAAGAACTTGTCCAGAACTTCCTTGAGTGGTTGTCTAGTAGAGACACAAAGGGTCAGCTGCTTACTATTAGAGTGAGCACAGGAGATGTAATCAACGCTCTAGGAGAGTGGATCGAAAGGGAAGAGTACCCGGCATCAGCTTTTGTTGTATTAACTACTGAAGGTACCCATATGTTCGATAGTAAAGGTGTGCTCTCTCAAGGTACTCCTTGGCCTTACGGTATCTTTAACTACTCATAAGGAGGTACATACTTATGATACTCTCTATTGACTACGACGATACGTACACTAGAGACCCTTTGTTCTGGAACTGGGTGGCCCAAGAAGCTATGGACCGAGGGCATACAGTCTGGTGTGTCTCGGCTAGACATCAAACCCACATGGAAGAGCCTGTACAAACTATCGGTAGGATCATTGGTGAGGACAAGTGTGTAGGAACTAATGGTGTAGCCAAGAGAGACTACCTGTTCAAACACAAAGGTGTGTACGCTGATGTTTGGGTAGACGATATGCCTGACACTGTGGTTACAGGTTATGACATTGGGGATGATCCCGGTTGGGTAACTCAATACGATGGAGGTCTACTACTATGACTACGACTAACCAACCTGAAATAAAACCTAGGGGTATGCGCCTTGTTGAGTGGGTACCCCTTAAAGATGGAGATGTGCTTGAGGTACTTGAGGGTTCTACTGAACTATATACCAGACACGGTGATACTCTTGTTGTCAATATTAGTTCTGACTATGGCCCTGAGGTAGCTTATGGCTGTAACGGTTATGACTTGATGTGTAGGCTCAAGGTAAGGGCAAGGAAACCCAAAGGTATAGGGGCTTTCATCCGTAAGGTAGAGTCTGAGTACCCAAGGCAACCTAAGGAGGTACAGGATGTTCACAAGGAGTAAACGAGGAGGGTTCAAGGACTTCGTTAGGAAGAGGGATGGTAAACCTTCTGTAGTCCTAGAGGGCATCTCAGAGGTTAAGTGTGTACGACTACAACCTTTGCTTGAAGTCCTTAGGGGCTGCTACCCTCAGTTGCTTAATTCTTTCGATTGGGATACTACACTACAAGGGTCTAATTACTGGAACTCTAGGGACCTAGGTAGTGTACCTCTAAGTCCTGAAGACTACCAATGGTTAGAGGAGTTGTATAACTATCATGCGAGCAAATAGGAAACCTAAAGGCGGCTTTATCCGCTTCATGAAGAAGTTAGAAGGGAATACACAAGATGACACAACGGATTTGCTTTTTGCGCAGGAAAGGCTTGGGAGCAGGCTCTATCAGAGGTATGAGGGCTTACTTGAATGGATCGCCGGTGAACGAGACTGGCGTAGTTACATCCATTGGGTCTGTCGCCTCGGTATGTCGGAACGACAAGCTTGCCTCAGCATCAGGCGGTGCCTTGGAGCAGGAGGACACACTACTGATTCGTTGGGGATGTACAACGGCGACAGGAGTAGTACCCTTGACAAGGCAGTTGAATACATCCTCCAGCATAACCAAGGTCAACAACAAGATGATGTTCCGGCAAGAGCTACAGCAACAGGACGAGTCTCTGGTACCAACTACAATGACCTCTATGATGGGACAACAACTAGAGTCTCACTCACAGACATTTTGGAATCAGTTCAGTACATCTACAGTCCTTCGCCCAGCAACCCACGCTCAGGGTAGAAACCTCTTCGTTGTCAACAGTTTGGACGAACTACTTAATGTAGTGCATGAACGTCCTCATGTGTTCCGTAACGGTTGGTATGCTTCTGAGTTGATCGACAAGGTAGCTGAGTATCGTGTCTATGTCGTATCAGGTAGGGTAGCTACGGTAGCCAAGAAAACACCTGATGATCCATCTGCTGTAGCTTGGAATGTACACCAAGGTGGTCGCTTCGATGTAGTACGTTGGGGTGATTGGAACCTTGAGGTATGCCGTGTAGCCCTTGAAGCTTTCAAGTACTCAGGTCTTGACTTCTCAGGGGTAGACGTAATGGTTGACCGTGAGGGTAGAGCCTATATCCTTGAGCTTAACTCAGCACCTAGCCTACCTCTGTTGTCTGATGGCTCTGTGTCTTATCGCCAAAAAGTAATGGCTAAGTGCTTCAAGTACATTGCTGAGACAGGTAAGGAACACTTCAATACACCTGAAGGGTATGACAACTGGCGACAGGTGATCCACCCATCTATCACAGAAGGAGAATAGTTAATGTGTACTCTAATCTTAATCTCTGGTATCTGGTTTAACCCCTGTATGGTAGAAGTAGTAGAGGAGTTTGACTTCCGGGATAAACAGTGTTTGGTAAGGCTTGTCGGGTCTAGCCGTTCTGTTGATGTGTCTTGTGAAGAAGTGGTAGCTATGTTGAACGGAGATAACTAATGTACAGTAGAACTAAAAGGTACTACATCAAGGAGATATCTCGGGATGGTCTTATTAAAGACCCTATGAATAGTTGGGGTGAAACTACCTTCAATGCTTGGGGTTACACCTCAGAGGAAGAAGCTTGGAGTGCTATAGAGAATGAATGGCAATACACTTGGGGTGACCTAACTGGTTCAAGTTTAGGTAGGACTATAGAGTTTGTAGTCTTTGAAGCTTGGGTGGTATCAAAGGAGTAACTATGGAACAAGACGACCTGAGTATTACCCCACTTTTCGCAGTATACGGAACTTTGAAATACGGTTGTAGTAATTGGCGGTGGGTTTTGTCTGACTCTGAGTATGTAGGACCTAACGTAACCCTTGATAAATATGTCTTAGGGGACGTTGGGTTTCCTTATCTCTTCAAGGATACAGACAACCTAGTACCTGAGCACTTGCTTAAACCTGTAGTCGTTGATGTCTTCAAGGTATCAGACGATAGTGTAGTAGGTAAACTTGACCGACTTGAAGGTGTACCTCACCACTACCAGCGGGAACTAATCCAGCTTGCAGACGGACTTACCTGCTGGACTTACGTAAACAAAGAACTGTCTGACCTGTGTCGTTGCTATAAATGTGACGTAACTGAGAATGACGAATGGGTATGGAACCCAGTTAGCAAAGGAATTAACTATGCGCACTATTAACTTCAATGAACACACCTTCAAGATCGAAGAGACTTGGTTTATCCCTGTCCTTGAGTTCACTGACCACTCAGGTAGGCAAGTCAAACTCAACCAAATGTACCTCCACGATCCTGAACTACACCTTCAGCTTGGGTTCACTACTATCCGTTCGGTACTCAAGTGGTGGATCAGTAACCGTGATCTTCTCAAGGAGGCTTGTGGTGGTGTTGGTACTAGCCTTTGGGACACACTGTTCTACCAAGTGTACCGGTTCTTTGACCACATTCCTTCGGATGACCTTATGGGTTCTAACTACGAGGTGTGTAAGGAGTCCCTTTCGGGTATGCTTCCAAGGGAGTCCCTTTCTGTCACCTACAACAACCCTCGTATTACAACCTCAGCGTCTGCTGGTCGCTTCCTTCTCTGTGTTGAGGATGAACCTGAGGTAGTAGATAATGGACCCAAGAGCTACACCCCTACAATGTCTTACTTGGGGAACTTGATCCTTACACCTATCGAAACCATCCCTCAGGCTACCCGTGGTGTTGAGACCAAGTGGAACAAACACTATAACTATTCTTTCAACATGAGTAGTGATGACTTCAACTGGTTCCGTTCAGCCTCCAAGGAGTCCAGTGTTTTCTTCGGTATGGAACTTGAGATTAGCTCCAAGCTGACTACAACGGAGATTCAGTACATCATTACAGACGTTGAGCCTAAGCAGGAACCATTCTTTATCTTCAAGCAAGATGGCAGTATTTCAGGGGCGTATGACCACCGTCTCGAACTTGTGACTGTACCTTGTACGCCCCGTTATCTCCGCAAGAACTGGAAGCTTTTCTTCCAGAAGCTTGAGCGTCTTGCTGAATCCAAGGGTAAGACTATCAGTGACTACATCGACACCAGTACTTCCTTGACCAATGGTCTCCACATCCATGTCTCCAAGGATAGTTTCATCGACAAGTCTCACTCTAACAAGTTCCTTACAGCTTGGCACCAATGGGATGAGGATGCCGTAGGTGTTATCTCCGATGCAGCTTGTCGCCCCTCAGGTTATACTGACCATAGCTACTGCCGTATCTTCCAGACATACAAAAATACAAGTGAAGGTAGTAGCCGGGTTACAGGTATCCCCAAGTTCGAGCGTCAACGTGCTCAACGCAGCTTGGCTAAACGTCTCAAGGGTATTCGGGTAACTGAGCGAGCTACTGTAGCCCACGATGGTAACTCAGCGACTATCGAAGTACGAGTGTACCAAGGTATCTTCGACATTGGACACATCATGCGTAGTATATCGTTTACTGAGGCTATGTTCGAGTACTGTCAAGGTATCGGTTACTCAGGGTTTGATGCTAACTTTGCCCGTATGTTCACCAGCTTCATCAAGAAGCACTCCAAGTTCTCAGCTATTCACAACATCTTCAAGTATAACAAGGGAGAGCAAACACAATGTGCCTAATCATCCAGAGGGACCCTAAGTTTATCCTTCCTTTCGAGAAGTTCGAGTCAGCTATCATCAATAACCCCGATGGCTATGGTTTGTCCTACCCTGACCAAGACGGTAAGCTTATCACTCTTCGTAGTGCAGACAAAGCTGACCCCGACAAACTCTACAAACTAATCAACGAAGAACTTATTGACCAGAAGGTCATGGTTCACCTTCGGTATACTACTGTAGGTGATACTATCCTGCGTAATGCTCATCCTTTCCCTGTGCTTGAGCGTGATGTAGATGGCATTGACCTTCGTATGGCTCATAACGGTACACTCAGTAAGTATCGCCCCAAGAGTAATACATCCACCGAGAGTGATACTCGTGTCTTTGTTCGTGAGTTTGTTCGTCCTTTGTTCAAGCGATTGGCCCGAGGTATGGACCCTGAGGAGTTGTTGTCTGACGACTTCACCAAGAAACTCCTTGAAGATCAGTTGTCTAACGCCAGTGTCCTGACCTTCCTAGATGGCGAAGGTAACTCTCTTATCTGTAACGAGACGGGTAATGGTGGTAAGCAAGAGGACGGTTGGTACTACTCCAATACTTACAGCTTCAACCCTAGACACCGAGAACCAATACCGACTACTTATGTCACTCCGAGTAGTTATCGTAACACTTACCCTTCTCAAGGTAGTGTAACCCCGTATACAGGAAGTAAATTCAAGGATTGTACAGTGCAAAAGTTCAGTAAGAAGTACGGCCTCAAGAGTATCACAGATTCCTTTCACTTCAGCGACGACGTTATCTGTGAGATTGCAGGTAAACCTGTGGACTCTGAGCTTCTAATCAAGGAGTTGATTTATTCTCTCCAAGCTTGTGAGAAAGACTTGAAGGTAGCTAACCAAAAGAAAGGACGGTGAGTTATGTCCAAGAAGTTTAAAGAAGGTGATCGAGTAAGAAAAGTCGATGGCACTCCGTTTTCCAACGGGGAGTTAGTTGTAACTGTAGAGAGATACACCTCTTACGGTAATCCGTGGTTCTTTGAGACACAAAGTCATCTAGATGAACACAAACTAGTGTTAGTTAATGTTAAACCTAAAGCTCTAGGTATCTCTAAGTTCATTAAAGATATGGAGGAAAAGTATGCCAGTTAATAGACCACTTGAACTAGGTGAGAAAGTACTGGTACTCAAGGACGGAGATATCCCTAATGATGTTCTTCCTATCGTAGGTTACGTAGTAGCAGTCCCTGAGTCAGAGTATGATCCTCAAGAGTGTTGGATAAGTTCCGACCCAGACAATACACCAGACAACTGTTGCCACGAGTACCGAAACTCTTTCTTTAGTTTAGTCTACTTTGCTGGTGTACTACATCAAACTGAAGACGGTAGGAAAGAAGTTATCCGTTACTCAGAGAAAGATATCTTAGGTATGGAACACCTTAGGGGTATCGCTAGGTTCCTACGTAAAGTGGAGAAAGATAGACATGAAACAGTTTAAAGTAGGTGATAAGGTTCAATCCACACAAGTGTGGGCCTCAGAGTACAAGTACGCTATCGTAACAGAAGCTAGGGACGGAGAAGTTTGGGGTGATTGGTATGAGAACAACGGTGAGGTACACACAGATATTATGTTCCATGCATCATCTCTTTACCTACTCGAAGCTAAAACCAAGAAGAAAGGATTGTGTAAGTTCTTGGGCAAAATACATCAGGAGTACTCTAAATGACTGCTAACACAACAATCAAGAAGTGGATCGACATTGATCTACAAGCTAACTGGACACCTGATCTACCCTCCCTCCGTTACTTTGGTGGAGCTATACCTGTGTTCCTTTGGGATGACAACCAAGACTATGGACTCTTGAAGACAGTCCTAGGTCATGTTGATATCACCAAGAGTGTAGAAATCAGGCATCCTACCGCTATCACCGAAAGGAAGTACCTCCCTTGGTACAACATCTTTGCTGACCATAGTTACTACCCAAGTTACTGTCTTGAGGAGCCGGATGATGTTGACTTCCTGTCTCTTAAGGAGTATACTATGGGTAGGGCTATGCCTCTGGAAGGTAAGCTAGTGTACTGTAACCTTCAGGCTATGCAGGAGCTAGACGCCTACTACGAGAATGAAACCAACTTCGACAGGGTTAAGGTCAAGGTACACCCCTCCAAGTATTACAAGACACCTATCGAGTGTTTCACTTGGATGAACAATGTAGATCAACTCTGTGAGTTCGACATGAAGACTAACGAGTATGTCCTCCGTGTAGGTATCGACCCTGTACCTTACCGAGAGACAGAAGAAAATACTTATGCTTACTAATGCAGTAGCGTCTAGATTTACCAGATAGGAAAATGACATGAGTTTTAAGTCACAGAGTGACGACGCACTACCGTGTTTTAAGATTGGAGATAAGATTAAAAGAAAAGATGGTACTAGTTTTTCTAACGGCAGTTATACGGTGACCGTAGAGGGTTTTAAGTATGGTAACCTTTGGTTAAAAGAAACTCAAACTCACATTAACAAGAAGACAGTAGAACTAGCAGAGGAAGATAAAAAGATGGTAGAAGAAGCACACAAGTATGAAGAAGGTAAGTGGTACATGTGGGGTGGAGGTGAATGTCCTTTGCATCCTCAGGATGTAGTTAAGGTTAAAGTATTTAATACCATTAATGGTTGTGTCGAGGTGTACGGTGTAAATACGATATCTAAGACTTGGACCCATACGTATTCTTCAAGGGTGTTCGCTTTCAAGATCACCAAGAAGTATACACCGCCAGTCACCAAGGAAATGACAGTGGAAGAGATTAGTAAAGTCTTGGGCTATGACGTTAAGATTGTGAAAGGGTGAACTACTATGACACTTATGACTAAAGAACAAGTAGAAAAACTTTACGAGCACTTTAAAGAATACCCTAGTCTAATACAGGTACGACTAGTAGACAAAGAGAATGGCTCAGGCATTGGACCGAACACAGACGCTGTATTTTACTCAGGTGGGCCTCTTGTTTACACAGAAGAAAAGACTATTGACGTAACAGATGTAGGAACATGGTAAATGACTAAAATCCAAGTGAAAATTAACCCCGACACACCACCTACAGGTACCGACCTCTCAGTCTGTAACGCCGCCCGTAGGTCTTTCAACACTCGTAGTGAGTGGGACCTTAAGGTAGGCCAAGAGACTGTAGACGGGCCTTACTTCGAGCGCAGAGAACTCAAAGACAAAGACAAACGACTTATCGAGTTCCTAGCTCGTGGTATGGCTGCGGATGACTTTGAAGCTTTCTGTGGTGATGTTGAGTGTATCGGAGAAGAGGAGTACACTGAGAAACTTAAGGAGATGCTCTGGCAGTGGCGTAATACCCCTACTCATGATACCCCGTTTAACCATACGTTCATCAGCTTCGAGGTTAAGGCTCCGATCTTTTGTAGAGCGCAGTTGGTAAAACATGAGTACCTTATCATGTCTGAGTTCTCTCGTAGGTATATCACTGACGGTATCGAGTTCTACGAGCCTGACTACTGGCGTAAAGCTGCACCTAACAAGAAGCAGGGTAGTCTTGAGGAACCTGTAATTGGACCTGCTCAAGGTGTTGTGGACAGTGAGTACGAGCAGATTTGGGGTAAAGCTAGAGAGGTTTTCGAAGAGTTTATCCGACAAGGAGTAGCACCTGAACAAGCACGTATGGTACTGCCTCAAAGTACAATGACTGAGTGGACTTGGAGCGGTACACTAGGGGCCTTCGCCAAGATGTGTCAGCTACGGTTGCACCCCGAGGCCCAGTATGAAGCACGACTGGTGGCACAGGAAGTGTATAAGCACCTGAAAGAACAATGGCCTGTAAGTGCTAAGGCTCTGGTAGAAGGACCTGACGTATGAATAACCAAGTACACCCTCTAATTGGAGTATGGTTTCTTGTCTCCTCACTTATATCTTTCTTTAGCATTGGTACTTTTTTTATTATGTGGGTCTCGGAGACAACATGTAAGAGAGTAGAAAATGTATATGACTGTAACTACGTTTGGCACCTTGAGCCTGCTGATCCTGAGGAGATAACTGAATGACTGAACTACAACCCGGAGACAAAGTAAGACTATTAGATAGTTGCTATACCCACGATACTGTAGGGGCTGTCTACTACGTAGCTAAAACCCTTGGGGGTGCTGCTCTTCTAACGAACAGGAAGGACATAACGGTACCATTTCACACCTTTGAGGATAACGGAGACTTTTGTTTGTGTTACAGTTCCAACTGGTTTGAACCACTCCCTAAGGAAAAGAAAGGTTTCGTGAGCCACATCCGTAAACTAGACGAACTTAAAGGAGCAGCTTGATGAAATGTTCTATCTGTGACCGACAAGAGACTAGGTTTGTCTATAATGATTGGCATTGCTTCCCATGTGAAGATGCTATCCGACAAGCTATTGGAGACCTGAGGGAAGAAGATATCCAAGAAATTATCCTAGGTGATGAACCCACAGGTATGGAGACGAAAGATGATTAAAGAACCTATGTTAGCTCTACTCTTTGCTCTCAGTGCTTGTATGGCTGAAGCCTCAGACTATGTACAACCTTACAACCCTGAGTCAACTGAGAGTATGAGAGTATACCCCGACCTGTCTTCAGCAGGGGACTACGGGTACATCCTGTTAGGCCCGCCCCAGGTACCTAATGCTGTAGCTACAGTGACCTACTACAACACTCCTGTACATGGCCCTAGTGACAGTGAAGATTTTACCTTGACATTTGAAGGACTCACAGTTACAATATCCTATGAGTGGACCTCAGGTGACGACTCTGTAGAGGTTACGCCACCACCTTATTATCAGGTTGAACCTCAAGGTATGGTAGCTGTACCTGAAGGTCAGACTCAACTGTACCACATTTACCAACTGTTAGGATAAAACTATTGTTCGAACTAGTACTACTAATACTCGTAGTATACGTACTACCGATAATCCTAGCTGAACTATGGAGTAGAAGGAAATGACTTATACCTGAAGTTAAAACAGACCCGGTTACAATTCTAGTCGATAAGGGATTCGAGGGTAAAATAAAGTACGTATGTTTTGACGATGCAATGAGTCTAGCTGATATAGCTAGGTGGTTGCTTCAAAACAAAAGTGAAGCAGAGGAAATGCTTTGGCTACTACAGGAAGGTTTGAATGACAACGAAAGAAAAGGAGAAGAGTATGTTTAAAAAATACCAACACCTAGAACGTCTAGGTACAAGTGAAGTGGAAGGTATTCAATCTGGGGTATGCCACGTATTCCCTAAGCTTGACGGCACTAACGCCTCTGTCTGGATGGACTCTGAAGGTAACCTTAAGGGTGGTTCCCGTAACCGTGAACTAACACTAGAAAACGATAACGCAGGTTTCTTTCGTTGGGTGATCGACAACAGTGATATGTTTGTCGCTTTCTTTACAGACTACCCTGAGCACTACCTCTACGGTGAATGGCTTGTTCCGCATAGTTTAAAGACTTACCGTGAGGATGCTTGGCGCAGGTTTTACATCTTTGATGTAGTTGATCCTTGCGGTGATTACATCCCATACAATGACTATAAAGCGACTCTAGACCTCTACGGATTTGATTATGTTCCTTGCATAGCTACTGTGAAGAACGGAGATGATGAGACATTCCGAAAGTCTGTTGACCGAAATACCTTCATGATCGAGGACGGTAAGGGAGTTGGTGAAGGTGTAGTTATTAAAAACTATGGTTGGTCTAACCGCTTTGGGCGTGAGACTTGGGCTAAAGTAATCACAAATACATTCAAGGACTTACACGTAAAGGAGATGGGTGGGACTGAACTAGGAGGTATCACGGATGAGGAGCGTATTGCCAATGAGTTCGTAACAGAGCACCTAGTAAATAAAGTATACGAGAAAATTAAGAACGAGGATGGTTGGTCGAGCAAAGCTATCCCTCGTCTACTTAACACGGTATACTACGACCTTATTAAAGAGGAAATGTGGGAGATTCTTAAGAAACACAAGAACCCTAAGATCGACTTCAAGTACCTTCAACGCCTAACATTTCAAAAGGTGAAAGAAGTAAAACCGGAGTTGTTCTAAGTGACAGCAAAAGAGACACATAAGACCTGTCCTGACTGTGGTGGACATGAGTGTTTGACTATATTTGACAATGGTGGTACCTATTGTCACCAATGTTTCAAAGGGTATAACCCTGAGTTTAAAGGAGCTAAACAACAAGTGGAATCATACGATCAATCCGATCTAACACTAGAACACAGGGGGTACCGAGGTATCTCCAAGGAACTGACTGAGAAGTATAACGTACTGACAGGTGTAGACGCTGACGGTAAGGAGGTTACCCGTGTGTACCCCTACCCCCATCGACCCAAGGTACGTATTCTGCCCAAGGACTTCTCCCGTAACAAAGGGTTCACCAATGACCATCTTCTCGGTATGGACTTCTTCAATGCAGGCACCTCCAAGAAGCTTACTATCGTAGAAGGTGAAGACGACTGGCTTAGTTCTATCCAGATGCTAGGTGATCGTTGGCCTGTAGTAGCCCTCCCCGGTGCTGGTACTATCAAACAGGTACTCAAGAACCCTAAGTGCTACAACTACCTCAAGTCCTTTGATAGTATTATTATCTCGACAGACAACGATGAGGCAGGGGACAAGACAGCGGAGCTACTCACCAAGGCATTCCCCGGTAAGTGTTACCGAGTACCAATGACTAAGCACAAAGACCCTAACGAGTACCTTGAAGCCGGGGAGTCCTCAGATTATCTCTACGCTTGGATGAATGCTAAGAAGTATACACCACCTAACGTATTGAACACCCCTGACCAGTTCTTGTCTCTCTACAAAGACTCCCCTAAGCATGAGTTCGTTCCTACGGGTATCGAGGCACTAGATGATAAAATCCTAGGGCTTATGCAAGGTCAGTTCACAGTCATCAAGGCTCCGACCGGACGGGGTAAAACTGAGTTCATGCGTTACCTTGAGCACCAGATGCTTCAGCTTAACGTACCTATCGCCTCTTGGCACCTAGAGGAGACAAAGAAGCGTTCCCTCTTGGGCCTTGTGTCTTACCACCTTAAGGACGATCTTACTCGTGATGATATCATTGAAGGTAAGAAGAAAGACCAAGAAGTGCAGGACGCTATTGTTGACTTGACTAAAGATGAGAACTTCTACCAGTTTTACCTTGACGACTCAGAGGGTGCAGACGAACTGTGTGACCAGATCAGGTACTTCTCTGAGGTATGTGGTTGTAAGTTTGTATTCTTTGAGCCTATACAAGATGTAATCACATCAAGCTCAGAGGAAGGTAAAGAACAATCCTTGGCTGACTTGTCTGTTCGCCTATCAAAACTTGCAGCTAGTCTTGGTATTGGTATTGTGACTATCGCCCACACTAACGACAATGGTGACCCTAAGTACTGTAAGATGATTGGTCAACGAGCCTCTGTAATCATTGACCTTGAGCGTGATATCGACAACGAAAACTTTGATGAGAGTAATACTACTTACATCAAGGTAGAGAAGAACCGACCAGCGTCTATCACAGGGAATGGTGGGGCTATGCTCTTTGACCTCAAGACATTCACTATGAAGGAACGCTTGTTGCCGTTTTAAAAGGAGACACTTTATGCCGCGGCCACTGGTTGTTCGTTGTTATGATAAGATGGTCTTTGAGGTGTGCCGAGATACTCTCGAAGCAAAAACAGTGAGTCACTACGATGCTTGGTGTTACTCAGACCCACGGACTGATGTAGAGTACCTTGAGTTTCAAGAGTGGACTAAACTTATTAATAAAAGAAAAGGAGTAAACTAAATGACCTACGTTCACTGTTTATTCTTCACTACACAAGCTTACGAAGATGTACTCAATATGATCTTTAAGTCAGAGGAGTCTGCTCTCAAGTTTCGGGAAAGCAAAAGGTACACCGACAAAGATTTTTATCTCAACTCATATGTAAAGAAAGTAGAAGTACATGACTAGTAAACCTGAGGAGGAGTAACCACTACTATGACAAACTCGACTACTTACACACCAAACTACTGGGTAATCCTGAAGATTACAGGCGATGACCCTCACTATAGAGTACTAGCAGATTGGTCAGGAGGATACCTAGATGGTGACTCATGGCGAATGAACTCAGGTATCACTCGACATGAGTTCGACGGGGACTATTGGTACTTCTACGGTTCTAGTGGTTCTTGCTACATGTGCTACGTAGACTCCTATCGACTGGGTGGTATGACTGCTGGTATCTACTCACAACTTAAAGACAAACACGGGGATAAAGTAGAACTCTTAGAGGACCAAGAGTGGATTAAAAACAACTGGGATTGGATTCTGAAAGATGAAACCTAAGAACGGACTAGTTAACTTCCTGAGGAAGCAAGAAGGTAAGCCACCTCTTAGCAAGAACTTCAAGCGTATCCCTTTTCCTGAGGTAGACGACTACGATATGTTTGTGCAACTCTGTGAGGTAGTGTACAACCGTCTACCGGGTGAGTACCTAGATGAAGACCAAAGGTATTGGGTAGACTTCGGGTTTACTTGGGATACGGGACCAATCGAGTGGACCTTGTGGAAGGGTATGCACGGCACTGGTTATATCCACCCTGAGTGCTATGACTGTCTGTACGCTTGGCATAAGATGCTCCAGAACGGAGAAGAACCTGAGAACGTAGAGGATGATCTTTTTTAAAGGAGAACTAGATGAAAAACCTACAGACAATTATTGTAACCCCTTGGGGTGATGCAGAAGTAGTTCTTGTTCCGAGGGGTAAAACAGAAGAGCAGAACTTAGAAATAAATGCTTCCGCAGAAGAGTTGTTTTTAAAGGATATGAAAGATCTAACCAAGTATAGAAAACTAAAGAAAAGCAGCTTACAGACTAAACTGATGTGGGTTTTTAAAGGAGAGTTAAATGAGTAGAAATCTTATAACCGAGTTTTCACTTTACCTTGGCCGTCCTTCAGGTTTTGGGAACTTCACTGAATGGGAGCTTATTGAAGACAACTACCACAATATGAAACTTAAAGACTGGAGAGATGAACTCTACTGTGCGTATAAAGCAGGGTGGGAGTT